TGGTGAGTGGTGGGCTTCTTAGGTCAAAGCGGTGCAAGTCTTAAAGTTCTATCGCAAGTATTGAACGATATGTGAAGTGAACTACCCTCACCTTTCGGACGGTAAATCGCCCGAAGTCACCAACTAAGGGTGCTTATAAAAAATAGTTTTAAAAACTTTACAATATTATAATATAATATTTTCCTTAATTTGTCAAGTGTTTTTTGTAAAAAATTGTATTGTTAAAACGTCTCAGAATCAATTTTAAGACCTATAACGATTTATTGTGAATAAATATTAAGTAAACTATTTATACCCTCTTAAAATTGATTTTAAAACTATTTAAACAATAAAAACGTTGAGTAGAGTTACCCAACGTTTTTTTTATTGTTGAACTTCATTATCTGTTTCTTCTGCAATTTCTCCCATTTCAGCTTTAACTGCTTCTTTATATTTATTAAAAAACATAGTACAATAACTACCAAAGTTTGAAAAATCCGTGCCCATGCTACAATTCGGATTGAAAGGATTGTTAGAATCATTTCCTGGAAAGCAACTATCTGAAATTGTAACATTGTTTTCATTTTCAAAACTTTTAATTGCAGTAGAAAAGTTATTCATTACTCTTATTAACTCATTTCTACATAAATCAAATTGACCTTCTAATTCTTGTGTATTAATCGCAGAAGTTTTCATCAATCTTTTCATTTTTAACAACCTCTCTATTGATTATTTTATAAATAAATATACTACCTAACGAATTTCCCAAAGTTACAAATAAAATAAATGATATAGAATAAATATTTATTTTATTTGCTAAAAATATATAAAACATATCAGCAACACAGTGTTCAGCACCAATTAAAATAAATACTGCTATACATAATATTACTGCTACTATTTTCATTATTGCTTCATTACTTTTTTTATATACTTCAACTGCAATAAATATTAAAATACCGCATAAAAATGAAAAAAATAAAATTTCAAAAATAGTATAATTTAATTTCAACTCAACTATTGTTTCTATATTAATGGCTTTTATTTTACAAGTATTTCTATAACACAATGCTGTAATAAAACATCCAAGCAGATTTCCTATCCATATAATTAATAATTCTAAGGAATTTTCATTCTCAGTAATATAACCAATTTTCCCTGTATACAAATCTAATTTAAAAAAAAGTATTGTTAGTAATCCTATGGAAAATAAAAAACTGCCGATAATTTTGTCAGTGGATAAGAATACGATACTTGCAATACTAATCATAATTCCTGCTAGAAATGCAGATAAAAATAAATTAAGAAATTTCAAAATAATCTCCCCTTGCTAAAATTATATCTTAATTTTTATATAAAATAATTTTCAAGTTTTATAGCAAGAAAAAATAGCTAAAATGACTTCTCTATCTATATTTAAAACTTAGTTTAATTTATCAAACTTTATTTTTATTTGGACATAGTTGAAGTTTTATCTGGACACTAAATAGATAAGTAATAAATTACTTATCATCTAAATAATTTTTTATATATTAATGAAATTAATTATAAAGTAATATTAATTATAATTATATTAAAAATTTATAATATACAATAATTAATATTAGATGTAATAATTATTAGTATAAGATATACAATTTTTAATATTAAACAAAATTATAAAAAATAATTCATTAAAAAATTTATAAGATTTCAGTTTTAAAAAATATAAAGTTTTTTTATTTTTAGAAAAGATAGCAAAAAAGAAAGAACAGGAAGCGGAGAATGCTTCGCATTGCTCCGCTTAGTCACTTCGTGACTGAAATAACACTGATTTGTTTTGTTGCTTTCTTTCAAAAATAAGAATTGTTGTAATTTTACAATTTATTTAATTTACAACCACATTTGTAATATTTTTAGTTTCCATTGAAAAAATTTTCACAAATTCATTATAATACAATCAAAAGCAAAAAAAACATAAGAAAGGTTGGTGTGAAAATATGAATTATAAAAGAGATTGCAAAAGAAAGAATATATCTTATATATCAATGTCAAAGTATTTGTATTCTCTTGTATTACCAAAATGTAATATTGTTTTGGGTTCATATTTTACATCTATCTATTTTCAAATATATTTAAATGTTTGTCATGATAAAACATTAGAGTTATGGAAACATAATAAATGTTGGATAGGACAAGATACAATTTCTAAAATATTAAATTGTTCAAGACAAACAGTAAGTAAAACAATAAATTATTTACTTCAACTTAAACTTATTAGTAAAAGCAAAAGGGGATTACATAATGTTTATCAACTTGAAAATGATAACATTGAAGAAGAAATAAATTTAGATAAGTTTAATTCTTTTATTGAAACAGAATTATTAAAACTTGCAAAGGATTTAAAAAAAGATACTTTAAAAATTACAGAGAAATTTAATATTTTAAATTCAGAAGTAGCATATCATAAAGATGGTTTAAAGAAATTTCTTACTAAAAAGAAGTTTTATGATACAAATAAGATAAGAAAAGAAATAGCAGAAATTGAAAAAGACAATCAAGGTATAACTATATTTTATTTGAATGATGTTTTAACAATAAACAATCATAAACAAAAATATAGAGCTATTAGAAATGGTATTAGTCAAAGTTCTATTAGTAAATATATAACTTATTGTGAAAAGCGAGGATTATTAAATACTATGAATGAGAAAGTAGAAAAGAAAAAAGAATTTGAATGTCCTATTTGTAAAAATTCTTTTGATACAAATAGAAGTTTATGTATGCACATTTCAAAGACTAAAGAAAATAATCACATATTATTAAATAAACTTCGTCAAGTAGATAAAACAAAAACTATTTTAGAAGTTTATCTTAATAATAAATCACAGTTTACAGAAATGGAAGTTTCTTATAAAAATATTGAATGTGAAAATTGTTCAGGTAATTGTAGATTGTGTTACAAAGAATTCAAAGATGAGTTTAAAACTTGTTCACAAGATAGGAAAAAAGCTTTTGTTAAACAAGAACAAATGTATATTGTTTCTATTGATAAAAAAGAAAAAGCAAAAGTAGCAAAAGCTAAACAAAAGAAGAAAGATGATATCAATAGTGTTGGTAATTTGATGAAGTATTTTTATGATAAAACGCAAACATTATCACCAAGTTTTTCTAAGGAATGTGGTCAAATAAAAATTTTATTAAATAAAGGCTATACTGGCGATGAAATAAGAATTACTATGGATTATTTGATAGATAGAAAAAATGTAGATTTACGTTTTATTAATCGTTCTATTGAAGATGCTTTAGTAGAGCAAAAATATAAGAATGAATTAAATATGTTAAATACAGCTCCGTATTTAGTAAATCTTTTTCATACTAAGTTAGGGGTTAAATTAAATTTATTCAATTTAGTTAAAGAAAGTAATAAGATACAACAAGTATTAGATGCAGGTTATTCAGCTTTAGATATTAAAAAAACAATTAAGTATATGCAATATAAGGATATTAAAGTACTTAATTATATTCCTAATATGATTGAAGAAGCAATAGATTTTTATGCAGATAAATCATCTGAAAATAATGATAATAAGAAAATTGAAGATATTGTTAGTGAATTAAGGTTTAGTATGACTTCAATAGAAAATATTGAAGAAAAGTATAAAGAAACGGCATTAAAATGTGCAGAGAAAATCTTTATAGATAAATCATACTTTAAAAAAGATTTAACTAAGTTTGAATGGGCTTATACTATTAAATTAAGGTTGACAAAAGATTTAATAAAAGATGGTATTAATGAAAAGAATAATAAAAAATGGTTATGTGAAACAAATAATTGTAATTATTCTAAAGAAGATTTTATTAGTTGGCTTAAAACTCAATTTGAAAAAAATAATATAGATTATATTTTATAAAGAACAAGAAAGGAAGAATTATTATGCTGTTTTATAATAAAGAAGAAAAAGAAAAATTAAAATCTAAGTGGAATAATGTCTTTGTTATAAATTGTACAAAATGTGAGGGTACAGGTTTTTATAATGAAGATGGTAAGACAAAACAATGTTCTTGTATGAAAAAAGCTATTAAATGTTATAACTTAGAATTATCTAATATTCCAGTAGTTAATTTTAATGTTTCTAAAGATTCTGTTACTAAGAAAGTTAATTATAATTTTAATGATTACTTTGAAATTATACAGAATGAGGTTTTTAAAACTAAAAATCTGTATTTATATAATATTTCATTTACTCTTAATAGTGAAATTGTAGCATATATAGCAAGGACTTTAATTGATAAAGAAAATAAATTATCTAAGAAACAATTAAAGATACAATATGTTGTATATGAAGATTTAGTACAATTATCTTTAAAACAAAATTCGGATAAAGAAGCAAAAGATAGATTAAATGATTTATTCCGCAAGCCTGATGTTTTATTTATAGATAACGTGGGAGCTGAAACAGGTTTTGGTAATACAAGTAAGCATAATATTAAATTACTACAATTAATTCTTAAAACAAGATATAATGATGTTAAATCTACAATCATATCTTCAAAATTAAATTATTCAGACGTTGAAAAGTTTTACAGCGAAGATGTAATTGAAATGATTTCGACATATGATTTTGTAAAAGAAGTAGAATTATAAAAATAAATCATAATTTTAAGGTGATAATATGGACAATGTAATAGAGAAAAAGTTTTTAGCATACTTAATGTATGATAAAAAGTATATTTCTAAAGCAATAAATACAATAGAAATAACACCCAAGCATTTACAAACAACATATGCAGTATATAGTTTAATAAGAAAATATTTTGTAAAATATGGTGTTATTATTTCTGATGATGCAATAAATAGTTCTTTTAAAAAGAATAAAATTGATGATAAGACGATAATAACGTATAAATCAATTTTTTCAGATATAAAATATTTTAATACTGATGAATTTTCAGATGGTGAATTTGAATCTATTTGTGATGAATTAGAAGATAATTATAAAAGATTCGAAGTATTAGAATTAGCTGAATCAATTATTACTAAAGGAAGTAATTGTAGTGAAAAATCTTTCGATGAATTAAAAACTCAAATAAGTAAATTGTCTGTTCGTTTGAATACAGATAAAAGTAATGTAAAGGAAGAGGGTTCAATCCAAGAAAGAATAAAAGCAAGAAAAGAAAGATATGAGGAAATAAAGAACAATCCTAGTATGATTGTTACTTATCCCACTGGATTTAGTAGAATTGATGATGAAAGCGGTGGATTTGCACCAAGTGAACTTATTTACATAATAGGTAGAAAAGGTGATGGTAAATCTGTTTTAATGCTTAACTTAGCACACAATATGTGGATAAAAGGATTAAATGTTATATTATTTAGTTTGGAAGTTCCACAAGAAGCTTATGAAAGAAGATTTGATGCAAGAGCTGCTGGTATTTCAAGTAATGGATTAAAATTTGGCAAGTTATCAGAAGATGAAGAAGAAGTATATAATGATTATTTGCAAAAATTAAGTGAAGGCTTATCTATCAATGGAGATAAAGTTGGTACAATGTATATTATTGACGTACCACGTATGTGTACTCCATCTTTTTTAGCCGAGAAAGTAAAAGAAGTAGAATTAAAAATGGGAATAACATTTCATGTAGTTATTTCTGACTATGCAGGTATTATGCAACCAGATATGAAATTTGGTGAATTAAGATTAGACCAAGCAGAAATAGCATTGGAATTAAAACAATATGCAAGAACAACAGATAAGGTAGTAATAACCGCCGCACAGATGAACAGAATAGGTAAAAATCAAAAGAAAACAGAAACAGATGCTATTGCTGAGTCTGATGCTATTGCAGACCATATAGATTGGGGTATTGCTATAAAAAAAGTTAGTGAACAAATTGGCATAATAGAATCATTTAAAACAAGAGATGCTGCTCCTTTTGAGTTTCATTTTAATAGAAAGTTTAGTAAAATGTTAATTGAAGAATTAGATGATGATATTAGTAACTGGGATAAAATGTAATTTACAAAAAAGGAACGGTAAGAATGGAATTTAAAAACAAAAAGTATTTATATGATTATGTAAAATCAGAAATAAATAATATGGCTTATATACAACAATTTGTACCTTTAAAGAAAACAGGATTAGTATTTAAAGGTAAATGTCCTTTTCATACAGAAAAGACTGCTTCTTTTACTGTTTATCCAACTGGTTATACAACTAAGAAAGGTGTTCAAAATTATACAAGCTTCTATTGCTTTGGTTGCGGAGCAGCAGGAGATATAATTAAATTTAAACAGTTAAAAGATAATATTGATTCATATTCAGAAGCTGCCTTACAATTAGCAGAAGAATATGGATTAAATGTTGTTGATGAACAAGATGTAAAAATGAATTATTTAAAAAATAAATTGTCTTTAGGTGATAATGAAAAACTTTTAAGTTTTGAAGATATCAATTTAACTTGCAGTATGATTATTCATAACTATTTAAAACACCATCCTAATGATATGAGTAAAGTAAATGATATATTTATTTATTTAGATAATGAATTAAATGAAAGAAATACTATTGAAGCACAAAGTCTAATTCAAGAAATTGATGATAAAGTAAATAATCTTTAAATAGTTTTGTAAATATAATATATTATCATATAGGCTCTTTTATTTGTTAAATAAAGGGCTTAAATTGTATGGAGGGGTTAATATCTGTGTATAGTATTGATGAAACTGCTGAACGACTTGAAAATCTCATTCACGAAGATGCTATTGTTAGAAATGAAATAAGAAGAATAGTTCATGGTTATTTTATAAATAATGTTGAGAAAGCTAAGAATAGTATTATATATGAAGAAAAAGACGGTACTTTTTATTTGAAGAAAAATTATAAAGATATTATTTTAGAAGAAATTAAAAACAACGAAGAATTTTTAAATTTGGTTTCTAAAAGATATGAAAGATTATATGCTCCACCTATTTCTTTAAGTGAAATAAAGAATAAAATGAATATATTCAAAAGAAGTATATGTGATTTTAGTTTTGAAAAATCTAGTTTCTTAGCTTTCAAAAAATGTATTTGTTAATTGTTATATTCCTTAATTTTATTTATTTTTTATAAAAGCTGTTAAAATAACAGCTTTTTTTGTTTATAAGATTATAAATATTTTTTAGAAAGAAGGTAATACACTTGATAATCAAGACTTTACATTTAAAAGGTTTCACTTCATATATTGATTCTGAAATGACTTTTGATACAAATGATAAGTTTATTGCAACTATTACAGCTCCAAACGGTTCTGGTAAATCTTCTATACTTGAAGCTATTACTACTGCTTTATTTTATAGAGCAAGAGGTGTAGATAGTAGAGGTACAGGTATGGATGACCTAATAAACAATGAATGTGATTCTTTTGAAATTACATTAGAGTTTATTATGGATAATAATGATTATAAAATAATTAGAAAGAAAACAAGAGGTGGAAAACATGAATTAGAGTTTTTTGTCAATAATGTATCTCAAACAGAAAAGATAAATGACACACAAGATAAGATAAATAAAGTTATTAAAATGAACTATGATACATTTTTAGATACTGTTTGTATTGGACAGGGTAAGTCTGATAACTTTATGAAGAAAAAGCCTAATGAGAGAAAAGATGTATTTGTTGAAATTCTTAATTTAAATCAATTTGAAGTATTAGAAAAACATACTAAGGATTTAAAGAAAGAGTTATCTACACAACTTATTGAAAAAGAAAATACTTTATATTTGTTGCAGGACAGTGTAAGTAAAGAAGATGAATATAATTCCTTAATTACTCAATATTCTTCTTATGCTAAAGATTTTAATAATAAAATATTAGATAAGGAAATAGAATTAAAGAAAGTAAGAGAAGAAAAAGCTCAATATGATTTAATTATTAAACAGAACGAACAACTTTTAAATCATAAAAAGAATATTTATTCTTCTATCAACAATACAAAGAATAAAATATCTACTACTGAAAATAAAGTTAATTCTTTTAATACTAAAATAAATAATTTAAAAGTTAAGTTTGTTAATAATAAGAAGAATATTGTTAATTATCAAGAGAATATAAAAGAATATGAGGAAGAATTAAATAGTATTGTTATTGAAGAAACAAATGATGATAAGACTTCAATAAATAATCAGATAGAAGAAATATTACAACATAAGAATGATTTAGAAACAGAAAAGACACAGCACTTAACTAATATTAAATCATTTAAGAACCAAATTGCTGAATATAAAACACAGTATAATAATTTAAATGAATATAATAAGGGTGAATGTGAATTTTGTGGTAATGAAATTACTGCTGAACATAAAGAAAAACATTTAAATGATTTAACTAAGAAGATAAATGCTCTTACTGAGAATATTGAAGAAAATAATAAACTTTGCGAAGATATTGTTGGTAAGGTTAATGAATTAAAAACTAAATATGTTTCTTATAAAAATGCTTTAAATGATATTGATGAAAAAGTAAAAGAAATAAATAAATTAAAAATACGACAAGAGAAATTAAATTCTGCTATTTCTAATTATACGGATAAGATAACTTCTTTAAAAGAAGAAATGGCTGAAATTAAAGAACAAAAGACAGAGTATGATAATGAAATTATTTCTTTAAATAAAGAAATAGAAGATTTAAAAAATGAATTAATAGATTTTAACAAGCAGTATGAAGAATGTAGTGTTGAAGAAATTGAAACTAAAACATTTAATGATGGTGAGTTAGAATTTGATATTTCTAATTTAAGAGATAAATTAGTAAAGGCTGAATCTAACAAAGCTGTTTATGAAGAAAAGATAGTGGAAATAAATAATAATAAACAGAAATTAAATGAAGTATTGAAAGAAATTGAAGATATAACTACGCAAATATCTGACTATGAATCTTTAATTGAAGCTTTCGGTAAGAAAGGTATACAAGCTAATATTATTGCTAATGTATTACCTGATGTAGAGAATGAAATAAATGAAGTATTAGATGTTTTATTTAATAATTCTACTACAATAGAATTTATTACGCAGAAAGACGATAAGAAAACAAAAGCTAAGAAAGAAATATCTTTAGAAACATTAGATATAGTTATTCACGATAAAGATAGAGATAGAAATTATGAAACTTATAGTGGTGGAGAAAAGTTCAGAATCGACTTTGCGTGTCATATAGGTATGGCTAAATTCTTAGCTAAGAGAGCTAAAGCTAATATAGAGTTCTTTATGATTGATGAGGGATTAGGTAGTCAAGATGATGAAGGTAGAGAGAATTTTATATTAACTGTAAATAAGTTAAGTGATATGTTTAAACAGATATTTATAATTACTCATATAGATGAAGTAAAGGATGCTTTTGATAAAAAGATAATTATAAATAAAGATAATGTTTATGGCTCAAAAATTGAAGTACTTTAATTAGATTTTGTAAATTATAAATATATGAAATTATAATTATAGAGTTTTTTTGTTTTTAAGTTATAGATATAAGGTCGTAAAAAATAAAAAAATGAAAAAAATAAACATTTTTTGTTAAAAACACTTGACAAAAAATGTATATTGTAGTAGAATGAAGCTATCAAATAGAAAACAATGTTTGATAAAGCAATAAAAAATCATTATACAAAAAAATAAAAAAGAAAGGAAATTAAAAAAATGACAAAGAAAGAATTTGCACAGAAGGTAGCAGAAAGACTTGACACAACACAGGCAAATGCAGCAAGAAGCATTGATGCAGTTTTTGACATTCTTGCAGAAACATTAGAGGCTAATGATACATATAGCCAGCAGGGTTTTGGTACATTCAAGACTAAGAAGCAGGATGCCGCAACAAGAAGAAATCCTGCAACAGGTGAGGTTATGGAGTGTCCTGCAAAGTATGTTCCTAAGTTTTCTTATTCACCAAAGGTTAAGACTGCAATCGCAAGCATTACAGTTGAGTAATTTGGTTATTAGCTATAAGTAAAAACCTTCTTTCAAGAGAAATGTAGATAAGTATTTTGCTTATCTACATTTTTTATAACACAGAGGAATACTATGAAAATATTAAAAAGATTATTACCAATTATATTTATTTTAATATTATGGGGTATAGGTAGTTTATTTACAAAACCTTTATTTTTACCATCGCCGATAAAAGTATTTAATACATTTATCTCTTTATTACAAAATGGTATGCTAGTAAAAGGGTTTGTATATTCATTTATTAGAATATCTATTGCAACATTATTATCAATGTCTATAAGTGTTATTTTATCTATTTTAATTATGAATAGTAAAGTAATTGATGATTTAATGACACCTATAACGAATTTTTTAAGATATTTACCTATTACAGCATTTTATCCATTGTTAATGATGTGGTGCGGAATAAATGAAAGAATGAAAATAAGTTTTTTATTTTTAGCAACTTTTGTTTATTTTTTACCTACATTAGTTTTAACAATGAAAGATATAGACCAAAATCTAATAGATACGGCATTAACAATAGGAGTTAAAAAATATCAGTTAGTATATAGAATAATCTTACCTTATTGCTTACCTGTTATTTGTAAGACTTATTTAATGATGTATGGAATTGGTTGGACTTATATAGTGATTGCTGAAACAGTAAATGCTAAGTTTGGATTAGGGCATTTAATAAATGTTGCAACGTCAAGAGGTAGAACTGACCAAGTATTTGTTGTATTGATAATAATTATTTTATTTAGTTATTTATTTGATACATTATGCTCTTATGTAATTGAAAAAATATTTAAATGGAAATATACAGAAAGGAAGTAATATAATGAATAATAAAAACAATAAAGATAAGTTTAATTTTTTAAAATCTATAATTATTATAGGTGTTATCGTTTTAATTTTAATTATATTGTTACTTTGTTCAATAAGAGTTGTTCCTGGCGGTTCAACAGGTGTAGTAGTTAGATTAGGTGCAATACAAGAAGATACTTTAAAAGAAGGTTCAAGCTTTGTTACACCATTTATTACAAAAGTTGTTAAAATAAATAATAAAGTAGTAAGAACTGATGTAACAGGTACTTCTGCTTCTAAAGATTTACAAACAGTAACATTTACTGTATCTGTTAATTATCAAGTAATTCCTGAAAAGTCTGCTTACATATATAGAACATTAGGTGAAGATTACGAAAATGTAGCATTAAGACCTGCTGTACAAGAATGTGTAAAGTCTGTTGTATCTAAATATACAGCAGAAGAATGTATTACTAATAGACAAGAATTAAGTACTCAAATGAAAGAGGAATTAAATCATAAAGTCTATGAGTATGGTATTGTTGTAGCAGATATAAATGTAATAAATTTTGATTTCTCAGCTGAATTTAATGCTGCAATTGAACAAAAAACTACTGCACAGCAAAACGCTTTAAAGGCTGAACAAGATTTAGCAAGAATTAAAATAGAGGGAGAACAAAAGATTGCACAGGCAGAAGCTGAAGCAAAGGCAAATGAGATTAAAAATGCTCAAATTACCGATAATACTTTAAAAATGAAGTTCATTGAAAAATGGAATGGTGAACTTCCTGCTGTTGTTGGTTCAGAGGATAATTTATTTAGTGTAGATAATTTCATAAAATAATTTTTCAGACAAGAGGACTTACTAAAAGTCCTCTTATTTTTATATTTTAAATATTTATTTTAATTATAAATAAATATAAGGAGCGTTTTTGTTTATGAAAAATAGAATTTTAAAAAGATTATCTGCAATTAATTTGACAGATAAGGAAGAAAATTTTTTATTTTTACTTGAAGATTTAGATTTTGGTAAGGCTACAATTAATGATATAAGAAAAGAATTGTCAAATGGTGAGAAAACAATAAATGATATTGCTAAAGAATTAAAACTTACTGATGAGAAATTAGATGGTTTTGATTTAGGTGAGGATGAAAAAGCTAATAAAGATTCATTTAGTGCAGGTACTACTAAAGCACTTAAAGATTTTATTAAAGATAATAGATTTCCAATAGAAGATTTAAAAGATATTGGTGATATGGTAAATAGTAGTAATACAGCTTTCTTTGAAAGTTTAGTAAAGGCTGATAGTAGAAAAGAATTTAGTGCTGATGTTTATATTAAAGCATTACAGTTAAATGACCAGTATAGTTCTGATAAGATGGATAAGCTTATTGTTTATCTTTCAAATGTTAAGAGAAAAGTAAGTTTAAATACTCTTGATTATTTTGAAAATATGTTTTTACCAGCAGATATTGAAAAACTTTCTGACGATAGATTTAAACATACTTTTATTGCAAGTGGTACACTTAATGCTGTTGCTTCTTTAGCAAAAGTTCCTAGGTCATCAGAATTAGTAAATGATATTATTACTGTAATGGTTGATTTTGACGTACATCACGCAATTGCTAATATGGTTTATTGTTATTTGAAGAATAAGAATAATATGGACTTAATGGAAGAATTTTGCGAGGAAGTTCCAAGAGCAGACAAGGGTACAGAAGATGATGCTGCTTGGAAAGTAATTAGAAGAATCCTTGCTGAAAATGATAGAAGTTTCGCAGAGTTTGTTTTGGATGATTTAGGTATTGTAAAGAAATTCTTAAATGATGATGAAGCAATGAAAGATATGGAAGATTTGTATGAGGAATACAAGGGCAATGCAACAAAGTTTAAGATTTTTAAAGATTGTCTTGCAGATGGCATAATTGATGAAGAAGAAATTTCAGAAATAATGTTCCAGAATGATACTGATAGAGAACATTTTGAGGATGAAGAAGAATATATCAATACATATAGCAAGAGAAATAAAATTCGTATGAGAATGGGTAAAAGATAATTATATAAAATTATTATAAGGGAACTTTATTGAGTTCCCTTTTTTATATTTTGAAAAATCATTCAATAATACTAAAAGAAAATATGTATAGTTTACTTAGTAGTTTAAAAAAACTACTTCTTTTTTTTATATTTTAAAAAAAGGTAGGTGATATAAATGAATGAAAGTTTAACAGTAGAAATTTCTTCATATACAAAGGAAGATAAGCTTATTACAAGTGAAAAATTTGATATACCGCTTAAATTATTTAGTGACCAAATGTTTATTCCTATTTTCTATAATGGTCTTAAAAAAACATATTATGACAATGATGTAATTGAAAATTATGAAGAAACACATAATGGTTTCTGTGAAGTTACAATTAAGGCTTTTAATAAAAAATTAAATGCTAAAGTAGTAACAGATATAAAAAGAAACTTCTAAAAATAATTATTAAAAACATTGACAATGTTTAAAATTTGTTGTATAATGAACTTGTTAAAATACCTATATTTTATGGAGGTACAACCGAAGTGATTATTAAAAATTTACATTTTCAATATGATAATAATATTGTTTTTGATAAATTAAATTTAAAATTTGAAGATAATCAAATAAATTGTATTGTTGGTAAATCTGGTGTAGGCAAATCTACATTATTAAAATGTATTGCAGGTTTGTTAAAATATAAGGGAGATATTTTAATAAATGATGAAAAAATAAATATTGATGATGTTTTTATGATGCACCAAAGCTATACTAATTTTCCTTGGCTTACTTGTTTAGATAATGTTTTATTCCCTATAAAAATAAAAAGAAAAATAAATAGTGAAGATAAACAGCAAGCTATTGATTTGTTAAATAAAGTAGGACTTAAAAATAATTTAAATGATTATCCCAATCAATTATCAGGTGGTATGCAACAAAGACTAGCATTAGCAAGAACATTATTAATACAACCTAAAATATTACTTATGGACGAACCATTATCCGCATTGGATAATAATACAAGAACTCAAATGCAAAACCTAATATTAGACTTACACAATTCTATACATAACACAATTATTCTTGTTACGCATAGTGAATATGAAGCTAAATTATTAGGTGATAAAATAACAAAATTATAAAAGAAAGGAAGTTTTTACTTATGGCAAAAAGTTTATTTGAAAAATTAGGATTGGTGGAAAGTGAACCTATACAACCTATTTCTTATGACGTTGAAGATATATCGTCTGATGATACAGAAGAAGAAATAGAAACAACAGATTTTAATGAGGAATTGATTTATCCTGATGAAATTTATAAAAATGCTAAATACGAAAATGAAAATAGTATTTATAAAATTCAGGAATTTAAAGAGGCATTACCTAAAACAATGTCAACAGAAATGATGAAGCAATCAGTTTTGGGTATATTAAAACCTACTAACTTAGATGTAAATGATTTAATTGAAGATGGTAAGGCAAGAATAAATATCTTAAATCATAATATAGCATCTCTTAATGCAGAAAAAAATGATTATGTAGATATTCTTTCAAAAGAAATTGCCGAATTACAGGCTAAGATAGAAAAGAATAAAATTGATATAAATAATAAAGAAGTTTTCTCTGCAAAGCAATTAAGTGTAATTGAAGATGAAATTAATAAGATAAATAGTATAATTAATTTCATTAGTAGTTCTACGGAAGGAGAATAAAAAATGATTAATGGCACGTTATTTGGAATAGGTGCAGTATTAGCAATATTGGCAACAACCAAAGTTTTATTTCCTAATGCTAAATTATTTATTCTTATTGAAGGTTTCTTTAGTGGTTGGGTAGAAGATAAAACTAAAACCCCTGACGGAGCTAAAGCTGTATATAATAAAAAAATTCAAGAATTACAAGAATCATATAATAAGGCAAATGATACTTTACAAAAAGTAACAGGTAGAAAAATGACAATTCAAAAAGAATTAGATAGTTATACGGAAGAATTATCTAGTATAGAAAAGAATTGTGAAGCGTTAGCAAAGAAACAAATGTTTGATAAGATAGAACCTTTATCAGAACGTAGAGAAGATATTCTTTTAGAAATAGAGCAAAGGAAACACATTCTTGAAGAATTAATTCCGCAGGTTGAAGAAGCTAAAATGATAAATACTAAACTTCAAGAAAACCTTTCTAATATGAAAAAAGAAAAAGAGAGAATTTTAAGAGAATTAGAAACTAAGAAGCAAATGAAAGAAATCTATGATGAAATGGATGAACTTAAAAATGTTTCAACAACAAATCAGATGATAAATACAGTTCGTGAAGGAGTTAAGGAGCTTTCAGAACAGGCTGAGGGTGCTAAAGAGATTTATAATAATAAAAAGTCTACTAAGTATGAAAGAGCCAAAGAAGAAGCTCAAAAAGCCATATCTTCTAATTATGTAGAAGAATTAAAAAAGAAATATGGTAATAATTCTACTAAGACAAATAGTGCTGAGGTAGAGAAACAAAAAGTAACTGTTAAAGCTTAATTTTGTTGTTTAGAGAAAAATTCTCTTTACATATATACTATTTATAATACTTTTTTAAAAAGAAAGGAGCAGTACAAAACAATGTTGAGATTGACAACAAAAGGGAAAATTGCCATTTTAATTTTGCTTTTAATTATTATTGGCGTAGCAGGATTCTTTGGTGTAAAAAAGGGTTGGATTAAGACAGGTAATATTAAAGAAAAGATTGAAAATATTACTTCTTCTGTTGGTTCAACAAGTAAGGCAAGTAAGAGTAAAACAACGCAGGAAAAGACCAATGTAATCAATTTATCTTATGACGAATGGACAGGGTGGAAAGAGATTTTAGATGCTCAATCAAGAGGATATTATGATGAAGAAGGTATTACTGTTAATATCAGTGTAATGAATGATGCTACTGATAGTTCTAATGCTTTAATTAGCGGAGATTTAGATGCAGCAGGTTATACTGTTAATAGATATGCTTTCTTAATGGATAAATTCAAGCAGAACAATGTTGATGTTGCAATGCCTATTATTATTAATAGAAGTAGCGGAGGTGATGGCATTATTGCTGATGCTGATATCAATTCTATTAAAGATTTAGTAGGTAAAAAGGTTGGTGTTCCAAGATTTAGCGAAGCACAAACTTTAGTTGAATGGTTTGTTTCTAAGTCTGATTTAACAGACGATGAAAAGAGTAAAATAGAATATGTATATTTTGATACACCTGACGAAACTGCAAGTGCTTATTTCGCAGGTGAAATAAATGCTGCTGCTACTTGGCAACCATATTTAACACAAGCACAAGAAAGCACAGATAGTCATATTCTTATTGATACAAGCAATGCTACAAGTCTTGTATTGGACGGTATTGTATTTAGACAGGATTATCTTGATGTAAATGCAGATACAGTTGAAAAGTTCATCAGAGCTACTTTAAAGGCTTATGATGATTACAACGATACTGATTATACAGCATTAAGAAATAATATGTCTATGTTTTCAAGTATGAGTGATGAAGAAATTGCTGATACATTACCTGATGCAACATTATTAAATTGGAATGAAAATATGGAAGTATTAGCCGATGAAGCTGTTATTCTTTATAGAGATATGTCTAATATTTGGAATGATTTAGGAGAAACAGCTTATCCTGATATGGCAGAACAAGCATTTACTACTACATATATGAGTGCTTGTGAAGATTTAAAAACTGCTGATATAAAAACTGTTTCAGTTACAGCAGAACAAAAGGAAGAAGTTAAGAATAATTCAGATAATTATGATGCTTTAATAAATGCACAAGCAACAATTAACTTTAAGGCAAATTCAGCAGTATTTGCAGACCAAGAAGAAGCTGCTAAAGCATTAGACGAATTTGTTGATACTGCTAAAATGCTTGATGGTGCAATTATTATGATTGAGGGTAACTCAGCTAATACAAATGGTGCTACTGAAAATAGTGAGTTTGATATTAAACTTACAGAACAAAGAGCTAAGACTGTTGCTAATTATTTCATTAGTAAAGGTATTGATAGTTCAAGATTTATTACTGTTGGTAATGGTATTGGTAATCAGATAGCAGATAACTCCACAGAAGAAGGTAGAGCTAAGAATAGAAGAACTGATATTAAATTCATTATTGCTGAATAATTATTCTAAATATTATAAAGACCTGATAATATTTCAGGTCTTTTTTATTTTTCTTAAAAGGACTTTTTTCGGGGGAATATTATGGAAAGGTTAATTAAAGAAATTCCTAATAATACATTTCATAGATTGTTAAAAAGTGAATTAGAAGATAACGTAAAAGAAAAATTCTATTTCTGTATTAATGATAAAAAAGTTAGTATAGATAAAATTAATACTTTTAATACTGGAATTGTTTTTTATTTTGATGGAAATAAAATTATTTGTTTAGATAATATTGATGAAGAAGAAATAACAGAATTATTTTCTAATGTAAAAGAATATTTAATAGATATATTTGATAATTTCAATTATGAAATATATTCTAATAATAAAAAATTAGAAGTTGGCTTGTTAGATATTATACAAGAATTTAGTTCAGCAAAAACTTCAACAAATATAATTAATCGTATATATAAAAATACTGAATTTACCCCTAATTCACTTGTTTTAGATTATGGTGGTGGCAAATATGACAGTTCTATTGAATATTTAGCTAAAAAAGATGTAACTGTTTTAGTTTATGACCCATATAATCAAACTTCTGAACATAATAAAAGAGTTCTTAATATTGTTGAAGAAAACAATGGTGCTGATTATGTTGTTTGTTCAAATGTATTAAATGTAATTAAAGAATGTTCTATTATTGAAAATATATTAGAAGATTTAGATAAATATTGTAAAAAAGGTGGCATCATTAGAATTTGTGCTTGTGTTCTTGATGGTTCTAATAAAGCCAAACCTAATAAGAAAAATGATACATTTCAAAAGAACAAAAAAACAAAGTATTATAATGATTTAATAAATAATTTTTTTGGAGATAAAGGTTATACTGTTGAAACAGTTAAAGACCATTCTGAAATTTTTAACATAAAAAAGTAGGTGAAAAATGATGCTTGATAAAAAAGCCTTACTTTATACAAAAACAACAATAGTTGAGTTTTTAAGAGGTTATATATATAATTCAGAAAACTATGCACATCTATTGCCCGATAAGGTTACTGTTGAAGATATACAAGCTATTAAAGTATATGATGGTACACCTGATGTATTAACAGACTTTCCTATGGTTGTTATTTCTGGTACGACAGGTAATGTACAACAGCTAGGATTGGCTGATTTTAAACAAGAACAGTATAATGAATTTGGTGATGTAATAGGTTACTTATATGGTGGTAATTATACATTTAGTTTAACAATGGAATGTGCCTCTTTAAGTTCTTATATGAATGAATTTTTGGCAGACTTTTTAGTTTCTGCATTAAGAATATATTTGTATAGAAAGTTAGAACAAAAAGGCATACTCATTACTCAAATTAATTATAACGGTGATTCTACTGTTATGGATAAGAATAATGTAATATATATATCAAATGTAGGATTTTCAACATTTAATCAATGGTCAGAATATATTGACTTGCTTGACATTAAAAATGTTACTATTGATATGGATGTTGAAGATAAAACTAAAAAATAAATATTATTAGAGAGGAAATTGATTTTTCCTCTCTTTTCTTATATATTAAAATGTAATGAAACAATATTGACAAACAATAAAAAATATGGTATAATAAAACATAAACAAGGAAATTAAAAATGAAAATATTAATAAGTTTTTTAAATCAAAATAGTAAAGATAAAATTATTTCACCTTTTGTTAATTATAAAGATTGTGCGGCTAATGATGATAATTTAATTATTCCAGGTATTTTAAAAATTGATTATTCATCAACAGGAATTAAATGTTATTGTTATTCTTTATATATTGCTGAAATAATTATTTCTTCTATATGTACGGTAAGTGTTTCAGAAGATAATAATAATGGAAATGTTGTATTTCCTAACAATTTAGATTCAATTATGTTGGATTGTAATATATTTAGTTTTAATAAAATATTAGAACTTGCTGTTAATGGTACAACTAATTACATAAATACAGAGAAAGAACAAATAAAAGCAAATATGTCATTATCTCAATGGCTGTCTGCTGATATAAATGTTAATGATGGTAAAGCACTTATTAAACTACAATGCAATAATTATAATGTTTCTGTTAGTGATAAATCAGCAAAAGTATTTTGTGATAGAATAAAAGAACATCCTTTAATATTTGCGGATAATTTAAAGAAATATTTTGATTTTGGTTCTGAAATAAAAATTGAACCTAAAATTGAATATATTTATTTTTATAAAATGCTTAAATCTGATACTGGATATAAAAAATATTCTAATTTTATCAATGACAACAAAAATTTAAACTTCAAATATAATGCAGGGAAAGAATATACTTGTAATTTATCTGATACAGGTAAGATTGAATTTAAACTTGTTGATATAGGAGATAAATATCCCAAAAGAATTATTTTTCAATCGGGGGAATATGATGATTTAAGCGTTTTAACTAAGTTGAAGAAATATTTTAATATAAATAATATTTCAATTATTGCAAAGGTTAGTAATTTAAAACTGTCTTTAGATAGTCTTTTAAATAAATTGAATTTTTACAAGGACGAAGATTTTTTTGTTTTTGCTAATGTAAAAGATAATTTAAAAGCTACATATAATATTTATAACAATATTATGAACATTAGACAGGATATAAAAATTGATGAAATAGATACAATAGATAATGAAAAAAATAAAGTTGAGGAATTAATAGAGGAGTTTGTAAGTTATAATGAATAAAATATAAGGAGCTGATATTCGTGAAACAATATGTTTATTTTGTAAAAGCAGGTTTTTTAGGTAAACTCAGTGACGAAATACATTGTGAGTATGATAATTTAAACTTTGTAATAAATAATGGTAATATATATAAGACAGAATTATTACATCTTAAATTAAATAAAGACTTTAATGAAACAACTTTTCATTTAAGTAGAAAAGTAAAAGAAAAATTATTTTTCTTAACTCCAAGAGGTATATCATTATGTATAGAAAAGATTTATACTAAGATAGACAAAAAACATATTAAGAACGAATATCATATTATATTAAAATATCATGACATTGCATATACACCTATGACAGCTTATCTCGATAAAAAAATAAGTTTTGCAGAAATGAAAAAGATATATGCTGTTTTTAATGAATGTTCTAAAAAAGAAAAGTATATAGTTTTTGAAACAAAAAAAGAAGCTATAAAATATTGTAAAAGTTATAATTTGGAAATTGTTCAAAATTATTTAATAAACACAATAAGAGAAGTAGAATTGTAAAAATAAAATGTAAAGGAAGAATTGATAGTGAAAATTTTGAAAATGGATAGTAAACCAATAAAAAATTACGAAAATCTATTTGTTTGTCATATAAATCAATTAGATAGTAATTTTACGGAAACAAATAAATGGTTGAATTGTTTTCTTATTATTCCTAATATAACTACGTTAGTAAAGACTAAGAAAAAGAATTCAGACCAATATTATTATATAATGATACACGATATAGTTAAGTTTAATACATTATGGGCAGGACTTTTAAATTTAGCAAAGCAACCTGTTGTTGTAGATACGATAGTAAGTAATAGATTAGTAGTATGGTTTTATAAAAAACTTTACTTTACTAAGGAGGCAAATATAAAATGATTTATTTAACAGGAGATACACACGGTGATTTCAGAAGAATAATAAGATATGATTTAACTGATAAGGATTATATAATTGTATGTGGTGATTTTGGTATTTGGCATAAAGGTCAGAATGTCAGTTTCGATTATCTTGCTAAATTACCTTATAAAATATTATTTGTAGATGGTAATCATTCTAACTTTGATTGGTTAAAAGAATTTCCTATTGAAGATTGGAATGGTGGTAAAGTTCAATTCATAAGAAAGAATATTATTCATTTAATGCGTGGATATGTTTTTAACATTGAAGGTAAAACAATATTTACTTTCGGTGGTGCAAGGTCAGTAGATGTACAAGGTGGTATATTAGATAAAAATGACCCAGATTTTAAAAATAAAAAGTTGTTTGCAGAGAATACAGGCAGACCTTATAGAATAGACCATGAATCTTGGTGGAAAGAAGAAATGCCTAATGAAGAAGAAATGAAACGTGGTATTGATAATCTTAATAAAATAAACAATAAAGTAGATTATGTGATTACTCACGCTACTTCTGATTGTATATTAAAACAAATATCAGATTTCTTTACTGATGATTTAATTACTAATTATTTTGCTTTAATAAGAAATAAAATAACTTTTGATAAATGGTATTTTGGTCATTATCATATTGATGAAAATATTACAGATAAAGATATTTGCTTATATTATAGAATAATAGAATTAGGTGAAACTTTATAAGTACGAAGGGAAGATAAAAATGTATTATGTTTATTGTTCAAAAATCTATGAAAAGAAAAAGGTTAATAAAGAACTATTGAAAAGGTCAATAAGTGATTTTATGTTAAATTTAAAAGATATAATACCTGTTTATCGTTATCTTGTAAGAACAGAAGATAAATCTTTAAAGTTTTTATTTAAACTAATGGGGTATCAATTATTTTACCAACAAATTGATAATGACGATTTATATGACATACATATTTATAATGGACGAAACCGTGTAAGTGATTTAGAAACAACTGTTTCAGAATATCTTTATGTTGAAGATATTCTCTTATCAGACGATATTGTTTTTAAAGATAAAATCCTTAAAGGCGTATTGGTAAAAAATTTTGGTAATATTGTAGAAATACAAGATAACTTTAAAAATTGTCAATTTGAATATTTTTATTTAGAAAATAAATGAGGTTTTAATATGAAAGATTTAATTTTAGGTATAATTTTTATTTTAATGTGTGTTGCTTTTGATGATTTTATTTTTACTTTAATATTTGAATATATTAGAAGAATGATAAAAGTTAAGCATAAACATATATTGGTTTTTTCATTTTGTTTTGTATGTGCTGTATTTTATGTTATAACTATGTTTTTTATAACCAATATATTCGCAAAGTTATTTGTATCTGGTTTTTTGCTTGCTATTGTAAATATATTCCATTTAGAATTTCAGGATATATTTATAGAATATGATTGTAGCTTTTTTACAAGATGTATTGTTCAATTATTGTCTTGGGTTGTTTTATTCTTCTTGACATTATTGTTCTTTTCAACACCTATAATTGTATAAAAATATTTTACCCACGGTATTTTATCGTGGGTATTTTTATATTTTAAAATAAGGTGATAAAAATGGTTAAAGTTATAAAGTTAAATAAGAAAAAAATAGATTTGCAAGATATATTTGAAAATCATCAAGAACTTTTAGAACTGACAAGTAAATTATGTTTAAATGAAAATATAATGGATAAAGAAATTGCTGATAAAATAAATAGTTATTATGAAAAGTTAAATATTTTATATAATGACTTGTTTGATATTGGTATTAATATGGAATTTTATAATAAAGTATGAATTTGAGGTTTAATTTTTAAAATTTTCCTTTTATATTATAAAAAACCTAATGAAAGGAAGATTGAAAATGAAGAAGTATGATGTAAACAACAATTGTATTTATTACAAAGAAAAACAAGGAGTAACAACCACATCAAATTGGTGGGATTTGACTTTACCGCAGCAGGAAGTAAGTTTAACACAAGAAGATTATGATTTTTGTAACTGTTGCAAGGAAGTATATAATGCTAACGATATTGTTAATGTAGAAATTCCTTGTGAAAATAAGGTTGTTATCGTTACATTTGCAGATGGCACTAAGATTAAGACAGTATGTGATGAACAGGACACATTCACATTAGAAATGGCTATTTCTATCGCTATTACTAAGAAGTTGCTTGGTGGTACAGGAGCTTATAATAGAGCAATTAAACAGGGTATAAATGCTTATAAGGATAGAATTAAGGCAGAAGAAAAACAAGCCGAAAATGATAGAATTTATTATGCAAGAAAGGCTAAGAAGGAAGCTAAGAGAAAATTAAAAGAAGAAAAGAAAAGAGAACAGTTCAAAAATGATTTAACATCAGCTATTGTTGAAGCATTAAAGACGTTGGAAAAATAATTTGGGGTGAATATATATGGAAAAAAGAGATGAGGTAATTAATTATTACTATAAGAAGTTAAAGCAATTACATAAAAGAGCTTTTCCTGAATTAACAGTAGGTCAGGTTATTAGTAAAGCCATCGAATATAATAATTCTTTCTATAAGGAAGAACTTACAGATATTGCTGATATGACCGAAGAAGAATTACTTAAATTATTTGAAGCGTTTGCTGAATATTATAATGAAAAGAAAAATTTGCAAGTAGAAGAAAATGAAGAGGAAGAAAAGGTAGAATAATGAAAAATTCTAAAGAGCAGGTATTTTTTTGTAAATGCGGTTGTCATAATGGCATTTGTTTTAAGTTTGATTATGATGAGGAATGTACTCCTACTTTGAATATTTCTTTAGTAAATGATTTGTTTTATATAAATCAATTAGGATTTTTTAAAAGATTTATTGAAAAATTAAAGAAAATATATTGTATTATTTTCAATAAAGAATATTATTACTTTGATATAGTTATCGAATACGAAGAAATTAATCGTTTAAAAGAAATAATAAATTGTATAGGAGAATAAAAAATGTCTTTTGATGAATTAAGTTATGAGGAATTAACGGAAAAGTCTGTCGAGAAGTCAGATAGATTTGGCAGATGCTTTATTTGTAGGGGTACAACAAAGTATAAGGATTTTTGTTCTGATTTATATGTTTGCTGCGAAGCTTGTTTAAAAGAAGAACTGAAATGGTTAGAACAAAATCAAGATGTTGAGGAAGAAAGTTTTATAGGAAAAATGAGAAGTTATTACTAATATTACAAGAGGAGGATTAATTGCCTCCTCTTTTTTATTAAAAAACAGTTGACAAAACATAAAAAATATGGTATAATATATGTAATCAAATAAAAGGGAGAAAAATAAATGAATAATGATGTACATAGTATAAATATGTTACTAATGGCAAAAGAAATAATACGATATGAAATACAAGAAGTTTTAGATAATGAAAATGATTTACCAACTCATATATTCTTTTGGTTGAAATATCATTTTGACTCTGCTTATCCAGTAGTCGCTATGGAAAGTATTTTAAATAGTGAGGGTAAAGAAAGCGAATATTATAAAACTTTTAGTTCTTATAAACAAGTAATAGATATTTTTAAAAGACAATTAATTACAACAAGTATGAACTTGCAAGCTGAACAAAACAATTGAATTTAAAAAATTATGAAAGGGGATTTGATTTATGGAATATATTATTGTTGGTGCTATAGTTATTTGTGCGATACATCTTTTAGTAGTTGGCATAGATAATATTATAAATAATAGAATATCTTTGCATACAATAGCTTGGGTATTCTTAATCATTGTGACATATATTTTATATAAATGGAATCCCTTGGGATTGTAAGGTGAATTTATGAGAAAATATGCTAATAACGAAGAAGTTTTCGAATATTATTCTATTCCATACAAATATCCATATTTAAGTGATGCTCAAATTTTTGTTTATTTATATACAGAAGAAATAGATAAAGATTTAGTTTCTCAATATATGGATGAACCACAATTTTTAATGAACTTATACAAGTTCTTGTCAGGAGGAGATAAAATTGAGTTAATAAAGAAAATAACAAGATTATGGAAATTACTTGATTTAAATGATAATGACGAATTTATATTTTTTCAGTCAATAGTTTTCTTGTCTAATATAAATAAAAAATTATACTGTCAAGGATATAATATATACTGTGATATTGATGTACTTGTAAATCAGTTACCATTTCTTTTATTCAAGACAAGCGAAAGACGTGAAGAAATTATAAATAATGTACAGATGTATGCTTCAGACGATACTAATAATAGTATGGACTATCAACTAAATATGCTATTTGCAGAACTTTCTGTTCTTATTGGCAAAGAACATATTAAGATTTATTCACTGCTTTTAAATAAACAATGAGAGGTGTTGAATAATATGTATTTGAATTTAACGGACGTTTTTGACATAGGATGTAATATAGATTGTAATTCTGATTATCTAATAGATAATTTTGATTGGTATGATTTTTGTTATAATCATATTGATTATTATTATGACGATGATAATTGTGTAGAGGATTATGATTTTTCAATTTATGAAAAGAAAGATTTAAATATACTGAAAAGTTATTTAACTAATTGTATTGAATTTCCTAATAATGGAGATATTCAAAAGTGTTTGGATTTATTTAAAGTTAGAAATATCTCTGAACTTAAAGACAATTATTTAAAAGAACTTAGTCTTTTCCGAGTTACAGACAATGTTGAGGAAATTGTTGCAACAATAAAGAATTGTTGTAATTTCAATGTAGAGAGGTTAAAGAAATCAGTTGTAGATACTATTATTGAAATAAGGCAACCGCAATCTCACTGGCTTTAGACGGTGGGTTAAGGTTGCCAAAAGTATAAAATTGTAGTATAATCTTATTATGGAAGTATGGAAATCAAAGAACAGACACAAGTATTTATTACAATATCATATAATCTTTGTATGTAAATACAGAAAGAAATTATTTACATTTGATAGAATATTAGATGACATAAAACAGTTTTCGTATGAGATATGTCAAAAACACAGTGTAATAATTAAATATATGGAAACTGATAAAGACCATATCCATTATATGATAGAAACAGAACCAACGATGTCTGTTAGTAAAATAGTAAATCTTATGAAAAGTTATACAACATATCATATATGGAAACGCTATTCGGTTTATTTAAGAAAACGCTATTGGAAAGAAAATACTTTTTGGACTAATGGATGTTTTGCTTGCAGTGTAGGAAATGTTTCGGAAGAAATGTTAAAAGAATATATAGAAAATCAAGGTTAAAAAGGCGGTGACAGCGATGTTAAAGGCATACAAATACAGGATTTATCCCAATGAAGAACAAAAGATATTGTTAGCAAAAACATTCGGCTGTTGCCGTTTTGTTTATAATAAAACACTTGCATACCGTAAAGAAAAATATGATAGTGAAAGAAAGTCTGTTAGTAAAACAGATTGTAATAATTACTGCAACAGAGAATTAAAGACAGCATATGAATGGCTGAAAGAAGTGGATAAATTTGCCCTTACCAATGCTGTTTACAATATGGATAATGCTTATCAAAAATTTTTTAAGGAACATACAGGCTATCCTAAATTTAAAAGTAAGCACGACAATAACAAATCATATACAACCAATTATACCAATGGTAATATTGACGTAGATTTTGAGAACGGAAGAATAAAACTCCCAAAACTTAAACAAGTAAAGGCAAAACTACACAGAGTTTTTGACGGACAAATAAAATCAGCCACAGTTTCACAAGTACCGAGCGGAAAATTTTTTGTATCTGTTCTGGTGGAAACCGAGCATAAAGAACTTCCACATAAACAAACGAATATTGGGTTAGATTTAGGAATTAAGGATTTGTGTATAACATCTAATGGTAAAATTTATAAAAATCCTAAAGTAATAAAAAGGTATGAGAAAATGTTGACAAAGTTGCAAAGACAACTTGCACACAAAAAAAGAGGAAGTAATAATTATTATAAAGCAAGGAAACGGGCTGCATTGTGTTATGAAAGAATAAAAAATACAAGAAAAGATTATTTGCATAAAATTTCAAAAGAGATTATAAGCGAAAACCAAGTTATAGTTTCAGAAGATTTGCAAATAAAAAATATGATGAAAAACGATAATCTTTCAAAAAATATAGCTGATGTATCATGGTATGATTTGACAAGGCAGTTGGAATATAAAGCAAAATGGAATGGCAGAGAATACGTTAAAGTAGATACTTTTTATGCAAGCAGTCAAATTTGTTCCGAATGTGGATATAAGAACGCAGAAGTAAAGGATTTGTCTGTTAGAAAAATGGATATGTCCGAAATGCGGAAAAGAGCATAACAGAGATACAAATGCAGCAAAAAATATATTAGCGGAAGGACTAAGACAAATAGCATAAAACAAATATATAGGGCAGGAACTGTCCGAATTTACGCCTGTGGAGATAGTAGGTTGCGAGGTCTGAGAAACAGGAAGCCCGTTGGCTTTAGACAACGGGTAGTTCACATTTATACAACTAATGAAGATGCTATAAATACTATAATAGTTAATATTGGTGAAGATTATGTAAATGATTTTAAAGAAAAGTATTATTCAGAAAAATATTATTAATATAATTTAAATGTTGTAAGGCAGGTAATGTAACAGTTATCTGCTTTTTTTGTATATAAAATATATTCTTTTTTAATAGATTTATTTTTTTAATAAAAAGGTGGGTAATATAATGAAAAGATTATTAAAGAAAGCATCTAAATCTTTGAATTTAGATTTGAATGCTGTTTTTAATCTTTGCAATAGTGAAGATTGCTTTGATTATATTGAAGATAATTTCAATTGGTACGATTTTTGCTCAGACTACGTAGAATATGAATATGACGAAAATTCAGTAGATACTTATGATATTACAATTAGTGAAAATTCAGTATTAAGAATTGTTAAAGAGTTTTTAGAAGAAAATATTGTTTTTCCTAGTAATATTCAAGAATGTTTAGACTTATTTAAAGACAATAATTTATCTGAACTTAAAAATACATATTTAAAAAATTGTGATATCTTTGATTATTTAAATGATGAAGAAGCTATTGAAGAAATTAAACAAATTAGTGGTTTTAATGCAGAAAAATTAAAAAAGGCTGTATTGAATTGTCTTGTTGAATCTTGGATTTTTGCAGAAAAATATGGTCAAGTAGAAAGAAACATAATTGAAATAGGTAATGAATACGCAGACGAATTTAAATAAGAGGAAATTTGCAGTTTTGAATGTTATCTTAACATATAAAAATTCTTCTTTAAAAAAATAATTATATTTTTATATAAGTAGGTAAATAAAATGTTTACCTACTTATTTTTTGTGCGTAAACATATTATTAAATTATTTTATAAGGAGGAAATAATATGGATATGGATTTACATATTAAAACTTTTAATAAATCTCAAATGAATGAGATATTAAAATTATTAGCTTGGATGGAGCTGTGTGGTAATATTGGTCATTGTTCAGATTTTACAGTAAGATTTGATGGCGATGGTCAAGCTAATTTAAAAGTTAGTTTCGATAATGAAGCTATACAAAATTCTTATGATGAAATGAGAAGAAAGTCACTTAGACAATATGATGAAAGTAGTAAAGAACCAAAGTTTATTATTGAGTAAAGGAGGAACAAAGTTTTGATTTTAGAAAATCAAACAGTTGTTATTCAATGGACGGGGCGTAATAGAAAAGAATATGAGGAATTAGGATATATCTTTACTAAATTTGGAGACCCGTTAGAAATTAAAGTAGAACATTTACATAAAGGTTCTCATGAAGAAGTTTGGTATGAATGTGATAATTGTCAAAAAAAAGATAAAAGAGAATATAGAAAACTTCTTAAACAAGATATACATTATTGTAAAAAATGTTGTACAATTAGACGAGAAGAAACTTGTATGAAAAAATATGGAGTAAAAAATACATTTCAGAGTGAAGAAAAAAAGGAAAAAATGCGACAAACTTGGAATAGAAAATATGGAGTAGATAGCCCTTTAAAAAATAAAGAAATACACGATAAAGTAGAAGCAACCTGTATGAAAAAATATGGGGTAAAAAATACTTTTCAAGTAAAAGAGTTTCAAGAAAAAGGTAGACAGACAATAATTGAACGCTATGGAGAAGATTATTATAAAGAAAAAGCACTTACAATGATAAGAGCTTTAAATAATAAAAATAGCTCAACAAGAACTTCTAATAATCAAGCAAGTATTTGTAATTGGACAAATGGTACTTTAAATTATAGAGTAAATAAATATTCTTTAGATATTAGAGTAAATGATAATTTGTATATTGAATACGATGGTTCAGGACATACATTACCTGTTATTTTAAAACAAGTTTCTAAAAAAGTTTTTAAGAAAAAAGAATTATACAGAAACAAATATATGGAAAACTTGGGATATAAACTTATAAGGGTTATTAATCGTCAAGATGTTGATTTAAATAAAGATGAATTTTTAAAGTTATATAATTTCTGTGTTGATTATCTTAAAAATACAAATTATAAATGGATAAAAATTTATTATGACAAACAAATTGTTATAAGTAATATTTTTAAAAAAACTTTTGAAGAGGTGATAAATAATGAGTAATAATTATGATGTTGGGCAAATATCGTCTTTGGAAGGATTAAAATCCGTGCAATGTAAGCCAGCCATGTATGTAGGTTCTACCTCCCAAGATGGTGTAAACCAAATAATTTATGAAGTATGGGATAATTCATTTGATGAATACAATGCAGGGTATGGAAATAGTGTTGATGTTCTTATTGATAAGGACAATTATATAACTATTGAAGACCACGGTAGAGGTATTCCTGTTGGACCTCATGCTACTTGGAAAAATCCCGATGGTACACCGCAAGATACATTAACAGGCGTATTAACAAGATTACACTCAGGTAAGGGAATGATTGCTTGAGTATAAAACCACTTTAATTGAATTTTATATAAATAAAAATAATATAAAATTGCTGGAAACCTCTAAGATTTAAATTACTACAACATAATCGGAAATGATAGGTGTGAAAGTTAAAAAAATTTAAAATACATGAGCAATCAGCAGCCAAAATTCTAAGTATGATTAAGTTATATATGAATAAGGTTCAACGACTATCGAAAACGTAAGAAATATTTTTACAAGTGAGTAGAGTACATATATGAAAATATATGGAAACGAGTGGCACATTTTTTATGTGAAGATATAGTCTAATTTATATTGAAAAATATAAGTTGGGTAAATTATTTGCTAATGGGGAATCAGGATATTTTAGTACGATAGGCACGTATGGTCTGGGAGCAAAACTTACTAACGCTTTATCTGATGATTTTATCGCTAAAGTGAAAAGAAATGGTAGAATTTATCGGCAAACATTTAAAAAAGGTAGACCTACCTCTGATGTTGAAATTATTGGTACTGTTGATTTAAATGATACAGGAACTAAAATTACGTTTCATCCTGACTCTACAATATTTAAAACGACAATTCAACCAAATGATAAAAAATTACAAAACAGACTTGATGAAATAACTTCTTTAAATACTAATTTAAAAGTTAATTATAAAAATGAATTGGCTAATGTAGATACAACATTTTATTATCCTAATGGTATCGCTGATTATATAAATAAGAAGTTGTTAAAAGATAAAAAACTTTTGTTCGAAGAACCAATTTATTATTCAAGTGAATACGTGGATAATGATGAAACTATTAAAGTTGAATTTTCTTTAATGTATGTTGATGATGTGGAAAGTAATGAAATTATTAAAACATTTGCTAATAATGTATCAACAAAAGAACACGGTACACATTTAGTAGGTTTTAAAGAGGGTTACAAAGAAGCTATTAATCAATATTCAATAAGTAAAAAATGGATAACCGAACCCATTGAGATTAAATATCTAATGGATAATATTTGTTTAATTGTATCTGTTAAGTTAAGAGAATGTGAGCTTGATGGACAAACAAAAAATAAATTAGGTAATTTAATAGCTAAAGATGGTGTTGCTAATGTTGTTAAAGAATACTTTAATAAATTAAGTAAAGAACAACAAGTAGTAATACAAACAATAGTTGAAAGAGCTAATAAAGTAAAAGAAGCAGAAGAAGCTGCAAGGAGAGCAAGAATAAACACAAGGACTGCTAATAAAATAAAGAAAATAGCATTACCTGGTAAACTTGCTGATTGTAGTAGCAATAAAGGATATAGTGAGTTATTCTTAGTTGAAGGAGTAGCCTAAGGCAGAAACTCCCTATTAAGTAGTAATATTTAATAGAAAATTTCTTTAATTGCTGGAAGTTCCTAAAATTAATTATACCTTATAAAAGGTTGCGAAAGTAGAAAAAAATAATTAAATGATATATGGTGATAGTAAACCTAAGTATTATAAGAAATAATAATTTCTAACAATGGATAATCAGCAACAAAATATATAAATAAAAAATATATATGTTCAACGACTATGCTTTAAAAAGCAGTAGGATAAAAGTTTATCTGAAATGGGAAAATACTTAAATGTTTAAGTATATGATATAGTCTATGCACTAATGAAAGTTAGTGAAAAACTAAATGTTTTTATTATAGTTTAACAAACTATGGTTAATGTAATTAGATTCTGCTGGTGGTTCAGCAAAGAACGCAAGATATAGAGAATTTCAAGCTATATTACCATTAAGAGGTAAGGAATTTGCCTCTACATTTCTAACTGTTTGATATAACAGGGTATGCTTAAAAACGATTTAAATTCGTTTTAAGGCTTGCTAACGAGGAAAGCTTAACATTATACATATAAGTCAAAATATGTTCAGGTGAAGTCAATCTCGTGCGAAATATAGCGATTTAATAATCGCTGTTCGTGTATCGACTATCCTAAGTTAGATTAGGAGTACAGGTTTTATAAAACTTGGAAATGGAATGACCGTTTTAAAAAGTTTGACAAACTTATAGGCTAAGAAATAGTCAGTGCTATTAGAAATAATAGATTATAATGAAAATCCTTAATACTGAAAAAGCCAGTTTTGAAAAAGCATTAAATTCAGATGTTATTAAATCATTTATTGCTGCAATAGGAACAGGTATAGGAAAGAATTTTAATATAGATAAATGTAGATATGATAAAATAATTATGATGTGTTTTACAGAAGATACGCAAGTAAAACTTTTAAATGGTACAAATCCAACTTTTAAAGAATTAGTTGAAATGGAAGAAAAAAATCCCAATCAAACTTATGAAGTTTATTCAAAAAATAGTAATGGAAAAATTGTACACGGTAAAGCACATAACCCAAGAATTACAAGTTATATTCACGAATTAGTTGAGTTGACATTAAATAATAATGAGGTTGTTAAATGTACAAGAAATCATTTATTTATGCTTAATGATGGTACATATAAAGAAGCTCAATTATTAACGACAGAAGATTGTTTAATGAGTATGCAGGAAGAATGTAATAGGATTATTAATAAACAAATTGTTACTCTTGACCATTTAATTCCTGTCTATGATATAACAGTAGAGGAATATCATAACTTTGCTTTAAATAGTGGTGTGTTTGTTCATAACTGTGATGCGGACGTTGACGGTTATCATATCTCAAACTTAATTTTAACTTTTATATATAATTATATGCGACCTTTAATTGAAAATGGTTATATATATTTAACAGTACCACCTCTTTATAAAGTTATTACTAAAAAGGAAAGTCTTTATATAAGAGATGATATTGAGTTAAAAGAATATAAAAAGAAACACCCAAGAGAAAATTTAGAAGTACAAAGATTTAAGGGGCTAACTCTTTGTCCTGACCCCTATTCATTTTATTAAGTAAGTTTAATACTTGCAAACGGAAAGAGCCTAAGTATGTTTAGAAAAATATTTTTGTAATAATTTAAAATATTTTTGCAATATAAGGTAATCCCGTGGGAAGATATTTAGAAAATATTTTTTTAGAAAGTGTTTTTTAGAAAGTGTTTTTAAATAATTATTTTTTAAATATAGCCTGTACAGACTAAAGGTAGGAAACCTTGTAGGAATAAATTAAATTCCGAAACAGTGAATAGTTATATTATGTTGGTATTGTTTTTATAAATCTTTAAATACTGTTAAAATAATATAAATAAAGATATAGTCGGCGGTTTATAGAAATATAAATTAAACGCATAGGAGAAATGGATTACGAAGAACTCAAAGTCACTACAATGGACCCAGCAACAAGAGTGTTAGAAAAGATTGCTATTGATGATGTTGAAGAAATGGTAGAAGCATTTAATGTATGTATGGGAAGTAATGTAGAGATAAGAAGAAAATTTATTGAAGAAAACGCTCAGTCAGTAAATTTAGATAATTAAAATTGTTTTATATCGTATTTTTACTATAAATAAAACAAGGAGTGTTGGATGATGAATAAAATCAAAAATAGATTAAATAAATTTGCAGCTGATGAAGAATGGACAGTTGAAACAGCTTGGGATAAGTTGTTAGATTTAGGTGTAAGTGAAGAAACATTACAGGTAGTAACAGACATAAATGGTTATAGATTGGATGTACTTGAAGATGTTCTTTATGCAACACAAGGTTATCATTCTTTTGACCAACTTGATGATTAATTATTTTAATAAAGTCTTACTTTTTTAGTAAGGCTTTATTTTTTTATTTAAAAATAATATAATAAATCAAATAATTTAAAAAAGGAGATAATTTTATGAGTTTGGCAAATATTTTAACAGAAGCAGTAGAACTTAATGTTATACCTAATGATAAGAAACTTTATGTTGTATATGATATTAATGAAGTAAAGTTTGATAATGAATTACACCCTAAATTATTAGATTGGTTAAATGAAGATTGTTACAAAAATTGTGATTATATTGCATTTCTTATTTATTTTTTTGATATAAAGGGTAATAATTACAATCCTGTTATACTTACAAATGGAAGATTACAAATTGTAAATTATTCGGCAGTAGGAATGTATTCTTATGATGATTTTTATAATGCTAAGATATTTAATAATAAAAATATTTTTGTTAATAACGGTGTTAATATTATTAATAGAGGCATTGACAAAGAATAAAAAATATGGTATAATGAAGTAAGGTGATAATGATTGATGAATAAAACAAAAGAAATAATTATTTCACTTGTTTATTTTTTAATAATACTAATAGTGGCGATTTTTTATAGTGTATTAGAATTTGCAATACTAGTTATCTTTCTCTTTTGTTTTGCAATTTATTTAATATACAATTTTATAAAAAAGAAAGGGTAAATTTTAAATGTATAAAATTATAATATTTAATACAATATTTAGTATAGTATTAGGTTTTTTAATATTATCAACGTATAAACTTGTTCGTTATAATAAACCTTTAGAAAATAAAGTTGCTACTATTTTTTCGTCTTTTGTTATTGGATATTTATATTATTATTTAATACAAACCATTCCAATAACCTTTAATTATTTTGTAATTGCTTTAAGTAGTATTATATTTTCATACTTAGTTGCTCGTTTAATTGATACACGGGTTGTCAATAAAATTATAGAGATTTTAAAAATAAGAAGGACAAGTAATCCTATAATTTGGACGGATTTAATTGATATGAAAAATACAATGAAGTTAGAAATAAAAATGTCTGATGGATATAAATATATAGGCTATATGGGTGTTACTGAGGAATACAATCAAACTCCTATGGTATCTTTATATGGTTATAAAGTTTTTAATATTCAAAATGAAATAATAGCAGACTATTCAAAGATTCCTAATAGATTGATTGTTTTGAATACTGCAAAAGCAACTTCTATTGAAGTTATATATGGAAAGAATACTATCAAAGGAAAAGAATATAAAGAGTTTTTAGAAAACATAAAAGATGAAGATTATAATTATGTATTTGAGAAAGGAGAATGAGTGTTGAGAAAAGTAGCTATTTATACAGATGGAGCTTGTTCAGGAAATCCTGGCAAAGGTGGATATGCTTTTATTTTAAGAACTAAGATTGAAGATAAAATACACGAAAAATCTTTTAGTAAAGGCTATCAAATGACAACTAATAATAGAATGGAACTATTAGGTGTTATAGATGCTTTATCAAGATTAAAATATCCTTGTGAGGTAACTGTTTATTGTGATAGTCAGTATGTAGTAAATGCAATAAATAAGAATTGGTTGCAAAGTTGGATAAATAATAATTGGAAAAATGGCACGGTTAAAAATATTGATTTATGGAAAAAACTTTTACCTCTTTTAGGAGAACATACAGTAAAGTTTGTATGGGTAAAAGGTCATAGTGACAATGTTTTCAATAATAGATGTGATGAATTAGCTGTACAGGCTATGAGTGGTGAACTATTTATTGACGAGGGATATAATAAATAGAAAGAAAGGAGTAATATTTATGCAAACACCTGAATTAGAATTTCAATATAAACAAGTTGTTCATAAGGAAACAGGAAAATTATTTACTGTATATAATGTAAGAGATAAAAATGGTTTTCCATTTTTCTTAATATTTGATAATAATGAATGGAAATATGTTTCTGCTAAATATTTTACTCCTATGGTATGGAGAAATATATAAGGAATTGATGTTATGCAAATAAACAAACAAAATAAAATATGTTTCTTTTGTGATAATTGTTTTAATACTTATTTTATTGATTTGAACGTAAAAAATCATAATTTAGAATATCCTTATATATTTGTTTCAATGTATTGTACTAATTGTGAATCAGAAGGTAATGTTTTTGAAGTTGATGAAAATATTATTGATAGTATTGCTTTGCTTAATAAAAAAGGTTATACTACAAGATATTCCTGTGGTGGTCATGAATATGAGGATGATTCAGCAGGATATATTCAATTCGAAAGTAGTATGAAAAATAAAGAGATATTTACAACATTACCTGAGAGTTGGATATTAGAAGATTTAACAAATAAAAAGGATATTTATAAATCTTACATAATACGACAAAAAGATAAATTAAGTAAGCATTTTACTAATGAACAATTATTAAAAGTAAATAATGAATTATATGATTGGGTAGTAAGTTTGCCAAATATAAGAAAGGGATAAAAATGAGAGATAAAAATAGATTGTATGACTTTTATGATGAATTAAGAGATATACATATAAAATATTTTCCTGACTTAAGATTTACACAACTTGTTGAGGTTGTTAATAATTATATAACTAAATATCACTATGTAGATTCTTTTTATGTAGAAGAAAAAGCTTTTATTGGATATTTAAAACAATATACAAAACAAGTGTTCGGTGATAAATATGAAGAAAGAGAGTAGAAAACTACCCTCTTTCTTTTTATTCTCCTAAAAGTTTATTTATTTCTTCTAATCTTGCAAGTAACTTGTTTTTTTCTTCGATGAGTTTATCTCTATCAGTTTTATCTTCAATAACTTCAACTTTTACATTTTCATCAGGATTTTCAAGATACTTCTTATAAAGATGCTCAGAAACATTTATAAGCTCCATCACTGTTCCTTTGTCAATAGAAGAACCCCAATATTTAGCACTACCGCCACTATCAATGTTACCTGAGATAAGAGCTACATCATCATCTGTAATATATCCACCACTATCTCTACTTGTAGCGTGGCAAAGTATCTTACCAAACATTGTAATATCTCCACGTTCTTCCCAAGCATCTTCCAAAAATGTAAGTCTGAGTTTCAACTTATTACAATCAACTTCATCAGTTTTACCATATACGTCAAACATTATGTTCCTGCACCGTTCTACAAATTCTTTAGGAATTGACCAACACTTTTTTGAAGCGTTCCATCTTGCACCGCCAATACCTTTAATCTTTTTTACAAAATCTGCATTATATGGTGTGAATATATTAGCCTTTTCTTCTTCTACTTTAATCATTAAATCTGTCATAATTATTATCTCCTTAAAAAAGTTTTAATGTTTTTGTTTTACTGTAAGTATATTATACCATACTTTTTATCATTTGTCAAGTATTTTTAGTAATTTTGTGATTTAAATAAAAAATATAAGGAGCAATTGAAATGAAAAAATTGGTTGGAAAAGTCTGCTAATATTAGTATATACAAAGCTGTTGGTAATGTAAAAATTATTGTTAATAATTTTATTGAAGATATTTTAACTGCTTTATGATGAAGAATTAATTAATGATAATTATGCGTTGTATTTATTAGGTGAATTTAAGAAAGGGTGGATTTTATTCCACCCTTTTATTTTTAAAGTTTTGTTTCAGTATAACTTGCAAAGTATGGTGCTACCATATTTTCATATACCATAAGGTGTTCTTTTTTTAAAGTGTCTGCAAGCCAACTTAAAACGCAATTTTCATCATAAGCTTCTTTTGAAATTGATTTAGAATTGCATATATTGTTTTTTAATCTGTTTATTTTTACTCTATTGAGATTGATAAAAGCCATAAAATCTTCAAAGTAGATATATGGACTCATTCCTAACTCATTAAGTTTTGTGTTACATTCAACTACTCTTTGAATAAGAGAAACAAATATAGAATCCTTACCATAAGTATTTATAATATTTAAAAACGTATTAATAGTTTCAGTATCTTCTATAAGATTGTTAATTCTTAAAAATCTAAGACTTCTCCAATATTTAACATCATATTTAGCATATATTTCAAAATGCTCAGGCTTATTACCATAAATAGTCAAACAATCCGTTCCCATACTTTTAATGTCTTTTATTTGTTTTTCGTTTAACATAGGTTTAATTGATTCAAACAATTTTAATACCAATAATTTTTCATTATTTTCGTTTGTTTTTGATTTTTCCATTATAAATCCTCCTTTATTGTTTTCTAAGTGTATTATACTATATTTTTTATTATTTGTCAATATTTTTTTATAAAAAAGAGTGGATTATATCCACTCTTTAAATACTTCTTTTCATTTCATAACTCGGAAAATATGGTGCTACTATATTTTCATATATCATTAGATGCTCTTTTTTATGTAACTTGTAAGCCAATTTAAAACGCAATTTTCATCATATAATAACTTTGACGGTGCGTGAGAAGAATTAGAATTTTCTGTCAATCTAATTATATCATTCTTGTTTTCTACAAGGAATGAAATTAAATCATCAAAATATATATAGTTGCTTAATCCTAAATAATTAAGTTTTATATTACATTCAACAACTCTTTTAACAAGACAGACAAATATTGATGTTTCTCCAAATTCCTCTACAAGTTCTAAAAACTTAGTAATACTTGTTGTATCAAAAATATTATTGTTCTTGAAAAATCTTACATGATACCAGTACTTAAAATCATAGTTAGAATATATTTTAAAATCTTCTGGTTTTGAACCAAAATCTAATAAACAATCCACTCTTTGATTTTCAATATCTTTTATTTGTTTTTTATTTAATATAGGCTTTATAGTTTTAAATAATTTAGTGCTTTTTTTTATTATTTCTTTTGATATGAATATTTCTTTTGATACAAAATCATAGTACATTTTAAACATCCCCTTTTTGAATTTATTGAGTATATTATACTATATTTTTTATCATTAGTCAAGTATGTTAAAAATTTTTTTTATTAAAAAAAATAAATATTTCAATTATATAAGAAAAAAGCGAGGTGAAAAAGAATGAGTAAGTATAGTGGAAAATGTGATTTCTGTGATATGATTGAAATTCACGGTATAGACAAAATATTGAATAGCAGAGTTTTTGTTGGTGACGAAGAAGTATTTTTAAAATCAGAAAAAGATTGTATTAAATATTATCCTTATGTTGTTTCTACTTCTCATACAGATAAAGACGGTGGTACATTTCATTTAACAGATAGGTCTTGGGTAGATATTGAAGAAGAAGGAATGTTGAAAATTTATTTAAATATATTTATTAGATACTTTAATAAATGCCAAAGAAATAATATAGAATATAAGATAGAAGATGCTGTTAAGCAAACATTAAGTAGTGATGAAAAAGCCGTTTTAGAATTAGCTAATAGAGTAAAAGATAATGGTAAAAAAGCTACTTATGAAGGTGTACATTTAAAATTGTATGATTATTATAGAAATGAGTTGAAAAAGAAATTAGAAGAAAGTATTGAATAATTATATTAAATTATTTATTAATTAAAAAATATAGGGGGAATAATAATGGAAAATAAAAAGAGTAGTATTTTTACAAAGATAGTTCTTTATGTTCTTGTCTTTCTAATTGGCGGTGCTATTGCTTGTGCTTCTACTGTTTATGTATATAGCTCAAAAACTTTTGCTATTGAAGTATTTGACGAAGATAATAATTATTTATCCACAATAACAGAAAGATGGAGAAGCTGTCAGATAAAGAATAATTCTATTGTTGCTATTAAATCAGATAATAGTACAGAAGAAATTGGTTTTGGAGAAGGTAGTGTAATAATAAGACCTATTGAATAATTTAAAGAGAGGATAATTTCCTCTCTTTTTTATTTTCTTAAATACTCATTGGCTAATAATAAAAACTCCATAGGGTCAGAAATGATTTTCCTCTTATTATCATTAATTACTTTTACAGATTTATTTTTAGGTAAACTTAAAAAATGATGTAAACAAACAGTTATATCTTTATTATTAGCTATTTTAAAAAGTAAAGGAATACAATTATCTCCACAATTAGAAATATTAAAAATCATTTTAGGTTTAGAGTAAATAAGTATTAATGTTTTTACTCCCATAGAAAGATTTATAGGAGAAAATGTACCTAAAATATCGTTTTTTATAATATTATTATCTATAACTTCTGAATTATCTATTTCTTTAATCATTCTTTTTACAAAATTATCAGAAAACCATTTATCTTTATAAGAATTATTAAAATATAAATCTGTATTATATATTTCGTCTTTATGACTTCCAAAATATATTTTAAGCATTTAAAAACACTTCCTTTCTTTTAATAATATTTATTTTAATAAACTTTCTTAATATATATTTATATATAGATTTAAATAATTGAGGTGTAAGATAATGAGTGATAAACAAAATTTAGATATATTTAGCTCTCCTAAGAGATTATATGAAAAATTAAATGAGAATGGGTATATATGTACGAAAGAGTTAGCTTTAATTGTTTATTTAGCATATAAGTTAGATAGACCTATAAATCTTGCAGGTTTACCTGGTTGTGGTAAAACAGAGATAGCTAAACAGGTAGCATTTTTAATGAATGGTACAGACCCCATTAGATTACAATGCTATGATGGACTTAGTGCAGAAGAAGCATTATATTCTTGGAATTATCAAAAACAATTATTATATATTGAAGCTAATAAGAATAATCAAGATTGGGAAGCTATGGAGAATGATTTATATTCAGAAAAATTTATTTCTCCACGTCCATTATATAAAGCAATTACATCTGATAAGAAAGAAGTATTGTTAATTGATGAAATAGATAAAGCCGATGAAGATTTTGAATCTTTTTTATTAGAGTTTCTTGCAGAACAACAAATATCAATAGCTGAGAATAAAACAATAAAAGCTAAGAATAAACCATTGGTTTTTATTACTTGTAACGATAAAAGAGAACTTTCAGAGGCATTTAAAAGAAGATGTTTATTTCTATATATCGATTATCCATCTGTAGAAGAAGAAATAAAAATAGTGTTAGCTCACGTTCCTAATATAAATAATTTATTAGTATCACAGATAGTTACGTTTGTAGATAAAATAAGAAATGATAAATTAAAAAAAGCTCCGTCTATTTCAGAAACTATTGACTGGGCAAAAACATTAGTTACTTTAAATGTAAAAGAATTATCTCCATCTGTTATTAAGCAAACAATGAATGTGTTATTAAAAACTCAATCTGATATTGAAATAGGCAATAGAAAAACTAATCAATATTATAAAGAATTACCTAAAGAATCTATTGTTAAGATAGATACAGTAGAAGATGTTAGTGATGATGAATGGAATTTTTAAAAAACACTTGACAAAATATAAAAGTGTAGTATAATATAATTATAAAAAAGTAATAACATGTATTATTTATTTAATAAAAAAGGAGATAATAAAAATGAAAAGATTAGCAGATAATGAAGAAAGTTCTTGGTTAGGAATAATTGAAGCAAATGAAAATAAAATTATTGATGCAATAGCAGAAGCTTATGCTATAACAATAAGACGTTCAGACCTCAAAGCAACTGTTAGTATCGATGACGAAGGTAATGTAGAAGTATGGACACAGCCACAAGGTGGAACTTCTTTCAATAGTAGAGAAGATGTAATAGATTTGTGTAATATTGAAAATGTTAATTATGAACTTGTAATTAGCGATAAAGATTTTAAAGCGGAATTAAAAGATAGTTTGTCAGAAGAAGATTTTGCAGAAATTGAAGAATATGTAAAAGAAAATGATTGTTCTTATATAGAAGCAGTTGAGGACTACTTTGATGAATATATTGATTTGCTTCACGCATTAGAAGGTGAAGAAATTGAATACGAAGCAACCGAAGGTGCAAGAGATTATGCTAATGTTAAGTATGATGATATAGTTGCAGAGTGGATGTATTAAAAAAAATAAATTTTTAAGGGTATGTTTTATACATACCTTTTTTTATTGCAAAAATTAACAAAAAGTAAGATTCTTAATATTAAATAATAAGATGTTTGTATAAAAGGAAGTGAAGAAATGACAGCTGAAACAAAACAAGGTATTATTTTTAATAGAATGGAGAAGGAGCTAAATATTTTTAAAAACTCTATATTTTGCAAGAGTAAAAAAACTATTGAAAATAATAATTATGAATATTTTGTAAAAAAGTGTATAGTTGATTGTTTTGATTTGTTTTCTTTTAATATTAAAATATTAAACAATTTAATGGATAAAGATACACCGTTACAATATTTGTACGATACATACCTTGCTGATTGTGAAGTTAATGTTCTTTTTTTCTTTAAAGATTATATCAACAAAACAGGAGAAATTAAAGATGGTTGAATTAATAAATGGTGATTGCATAAAAAAAATGAAGAATATACCAAGTAAATCAATAGATTTAATTTTATGTGATTTACCTGATATAAAAAATAATAATATTTATAGTACGGATAAGACCATTCCACTTAATAAGTTATGGAAGCAATACAACAGAATAATTAAAGATAATGGTGTAATTGTTTTATTCAGTCAAGAACCATATAGTTCATTATTAAGAATTAGCAACTTAAAAATGTATAAATACGATTTTGTATGGGTGAAAGATACAAAAACTAATTTTATGAATTGTAACTATCAGCCATTAAACAACTTAGAATATATATCTGTATTTTCTAAAGCTACAGCTTGTAAATCAGATAATATAATAAAATACAATCCTCAATTCACAATAGAAAATAATTCAAAAATATACCCTTACAATACTTTATTTTATGATACTGTTAAACCAAGTAAAAAAATACATCCACAAGAAAAACCAATTGATTTATTAGAATATTTAATAAAAACATTTACTGATAAAAACGATTTAGTGTTAGACAACTGTATGGGCAGTGGAAGTACAGGCATTGCTTGTATTAATACTAATAGAAATTTTATAGGAATAGAAAAGGATAAGAATTATTACATAAAAGCAAGTAATAGAATTGAAGACTATAAAAATAGTATTTTATTAACTCAGGCAGTGAATGTAACAGTTGATTATATTAACGAAGATTATGAAGAATATGATGAAAATTATGATGAAGAAGAAAACATTGAAGATAGTGTTCAAGATTTTGAAATAAATTGTTTTGAATTACCTAAACGTGATATTGAAGATATTTCAGAAGATATTAAAAATGATGAAATACAATTAGGAAATAATTATTTTTTTAGAAAACCTGAGCAATTAGATAAGGTAGAATTTATTTCTTTTAAAAAACCTTACGATGAGTATTCAGAACCATTTAATTCTGAAAGATTTGAAAATATTTTTGAAAAGGAAAGGTTTTATGAAGAAAAGCCTTTAGAAAGAAAATAATTAGAAGGGAAATAAAACATGAAATTATATAACAAAGATTGTTTAGAAGTTTTAAATAGATTAGAAGATAATTCAATAGATTTATTGATTACTGACCCCCCCTATCCCGTAACTTCAAGAGGTTCAGCAGGTAATAGTGGTGGTATGATGCAGAAAGATGTAAATAAAAAAGGTAAGGTTTTTCAATTTAATGATATTAAATGTGAAGATTATGCACCTGAATTTTTTAGAATATTAAAAGACGGTAGCCATTGTTATGTAATGACTAATCACGTTAATTTAATTAATATGCTTAATACTTTTACTAATTGTGGTTTTCATTTTATTAAATGCTTAATTTGGAATAAAGGCAATAAGATTATGGGTCAGTATTATATGTCACAATTTGAATACATACTCTTTTTTAGAAAAGGCAAAGGCGTAAAAATAAATAATTGTGGTACATCTGATATTTTATCTATTCCTAATAAAAAGAAAAAAGATGAGAATGGAAAGAACTTGCACGATACAGAAAAACCAGTTGAGCTTATGGAAATATTAGTTGGTAATTCAAGTAAAGAAAATGATACAGTTATTGACCCATTTATGGGGATTGGTGCAACAGGAGTTGCTTGCAAAAATTTAAATAGAGATTTTATAGGCGTTGAATTAGATGAACATTATTTTAATATTGCCAAAGATAGGATAAATAAAGGGGAGTAATATGAAAAAAATTAAATTAACTGCAAATATTCTTTTTAGTGGTATTGGCTGTCAAGAATATGGATGGAGAAAGAGTAATTTATTTGATATAGAAGTATTAAATACTTCTGATATATACAAAGAAGCTGTATTATCTTATGCTGCTATACATTGTGATATGACTAATGAAATGGTAGATAGTTATGATTATCCAACAAAAGAAGAAATGATTGAACATTTAACTAAAATAAATTTAGGATATGATGCAGATAAAAATAAACCATTTAATTGGAATAAGGTAAAAGATAATGATTTAAAGAAATATTACCTTGCTTGTAAATTAACAAATAATTTAGGTGATATTTCAAAAATTGAAGATTTACCTTATGCTGATTTTTGGACTATTTCTTTTCCTTGTCAATCAATTTCAATATGTGGAAAATTAAAAGGTTTTACAGAGGGTTCTAATACAAGAAGTAGTTTATTATGGGAAAATATAAGATTATTAAAAATTGCTAAAGAAAAGAATAAAACACCTAAGTATCTTATGTTCGAAAACGTAAAAAATTTACTTAGTAAAAGGTTTGAAAATGATTTTAAAGATTTAATTGATATATTAGACGATTTAGGTTTTAATATTTATTATAATGTATTAAACTCTAAATGTTGTGGAGTACCACAAAATAGAGAAAGAGTTTTTGTTATTTGCATTAGAAAAGATATTGATACTAAATTGTTTACATTTCCAAAACCATTTGATAATGGAATGAGATTAAAAGATGTTTTGGAAAATGAAGTTGATGAAAAATATTACATAAGTGAAGCAGCACAGAAAAAATTAAAATTTATAACTACTAATGATAAAAACGATACATTTCAATTAAAACAAATAGCTCAAATGTATGGTACAGATAAAGAACCTAATCCACAAGCAGGTAGAGTTTATAATGAGGATTATATTTGTCCTACTTTAGATACTTGCAGTGGAGGAAATAGAATGCCAAAAGTATATAGAGAACCAAGAGTAAGAAAACTTACGCCAAGAGAATGTTTTGCATTACAGGGGTTTACTTTTGAAGATTGTGATAAGGCAATAAATATAGGTATTGTTGATTCTCATTTATATAAACAAGCAGGTAATGGTATTACAACTAATTGCTGTGCTTTATTGGCAGAACATTTATATAAATCTCAATATGATAATTCTTACATTTGCAGTGATGAAAAATATTAAAAATATAAGGAGTAAATAATTATGAATAATTATATAAAGTCACCACTTAAATATACGGGTGGTAAATATAAGATTTTAAAAGATATAATTCCATTATTACCTCAAAACATAAATACCTTTGTAGATTTATTCGGGGGGGATATAACGTAGGTATTAATGTTAATGCAAACAATTATATATACAATGATATAAACACTCCTGTTGTAGAATTGTTAGAGTTTTTAGCAAATAATACAACAGAAGATTCTCTTGATTATATAAACTCTTTAATAAAGAAATATAAATTAACAATAGATAATAAAGATGGATATTTAAAATTAAGAGATTATTATAATAAAGAAAATCGTCATCCTATTATTCTTTTTACATTGATTTCTTTTGCTTTTAATTCACAAATAAGATTCAATAAAAAAGGTGAATATAATATAGCTTTTGGAATGAATAGGAGCTATTTTAATGAAACACAAAAGGAAAATTTTATTAAGTTTTGCAATGAACTACATAAACAAAATATAGCTTTTGATAACAAATCTTTTGAAGAATTTAATTTTGATGAACTAGAAAATGATACATTTATATATTGTGACCCACCATATTTAGGTTCTGTCGCAACATATAATGAACGTGATGGTTGGACTGAACAATCCGAAGAACAATTATTAGATTTATTGGATGATTTAGATAATAAAGGCTTTCGTTGGGCATTATCAAACAATTTGAAATATGAAAATGAATTATTAAAAGAATGGAAAGATAAATATAATGTTCACGATATTAATGTTAATTATAATAATTGTTCATATCATAAGAAAACTACTAATAAAACTAAAGATATGGAAGTATTAATAACTAACTATTAAAAGGAGTTAAGTGTATGTATGAACCTGTTATAAAATGGTCGGGTAGTAAAAGAAGTCAAGCAGAAGAAATATTAAAGTATTTTCCTAAAGAAATAGATACATATTATGAACCATTCTGCGGTGGAGCTTCTATGTTGAGGAGATTATTAGATGCAGATATAAAAGTAAATAAATATGTTTGTAGTGATTTAAATAAAGATTTAATAGATTTATTTAATTTAATAAAAACTCAACCATATCAAGTATCTGAACATTATAGAGAGTTATGGAATAAATTAAATATTGACGATGATAAAGAAAGAAAAAAGAATTTCTTTAATGAAATAAGAGATAAATTAAATAAAGAACATAATCCATTAGATTTTATGTTTATTATGAGAACTACGACAAATGGTATGCCGAGATATAATGCAAAGGGTGAATTTAATAATTCTTTTCATATAACAAGAGATGGAATAAATCCTGATACATTAAAAAATATTATTTATGAATGGAGTCATTTGTTAAATGATAATAATGTTGAATTTATAAATTGTTCTTATGAAAAAATAAAGCCTAATAAAAATGATTTTCTTTATTTAGACCCACCATATTATAATACTAAAGGTATGTATTATGGAAGAATTGATTATGATGAATTTTTTGATTATTTAAGAAATATACCTTGTAATTATATATTAAGTTTTGATGGTATAAGTGGAGATAAAAATAGTACAGTAAGTATTCCTAATGATGTATATTCTAAACAAGAATACATAAAAAATGGTAATTCTTCGTTTAAAAGAGTTATTGGCAATTCAAAAGATAGTATTGTTTATGAAAGTATTTATATTAAGTAAGAACATTAGCACCTTTTAACAGGTGCTTTTTTATTGACAAAAAATAAAAAATATGGTATAATACAAATAAAAAGCACTATAAAGAGGAGGAATAAAATTGGCAAAAAATGATTTTTATTTACCAGTAATTGATTCGTGGTATCACGGTGAATTTGATTATACTAATAATTGGGAAACTGCTTATGATATTGAATACAATAATTATGTATTAGCTAAATTCCCTAAAAACAATAAAAGACAACCAAAGGATAAATTGAGAAAAGATTTTTTTACAAAGTTAGTATGTACTAATGAAAAAAGAGTACGTGATATTGTTGGAGGATTATTCGTTGAACAAGAAGTTGAATTTGAATATGCAAAAAAAGGAATAAGCTGTTTTGTAAATAGATTGGAATATCGCAAACAAAAAAGAACTATTATTGTTAATAAAAGATTTTTTATAGGTCATATTCCTTTTTCAAAAACTGCTTTAATAAAAAATAATAAAAACAATATTAAAGAAATAGAGATTTTTGATATAAAAGAAAAATATAAAAATCAAAAAGCAATAATAATTAAAATAGAATTTTTAGAAGGAGTAAAAATAGATGGCTAAGAAAAAAGAAAAAAAAGTCGATATTGACAAAATGTTAGCCAATGAGGTAGTTTATGACGTACCTATAGCAAAAACAATAAGGAACTCAACATTGAATTATGCTATGTCAGTTATTACAGATAGAGCTTTACCTGATGTAAGAGATGGTTGCAAACCTATACAAAGAAAAGTCTTGTATGCAACTTATGTAAAGAAGATATTTCCTAATTCAAAGTTTACAAAAAATGCTGAAATCGTAGGTGAAGTAATAGGTAAGTACAGTCCTCACGGTGATACGAGTACTTATGGAGCTTTAGTAAATTTAGCTCAACCTTGGAATACAAAATATCCATTAATAGATTTTCATGGTAGACAATGATTTTTAATAAAAGATGTAATTATATCTTGAAAAATTTGACTTAGTTAAAAATTATGCCGTTCTAACTGAAGCTGTCAGGTAGGTTAGAACTATGAGTGCGAAATGAAGCTGGGAGGGTTTAGTCATCCTAATCAGAAATTTTGAAGGCTATATTTAAAAGTATGGTCAAAGGCAACGCATAGAGAATGAACCTTAAATGCGAGTTTAAGAATATAATTTCTCCAAGAGGTCGCACTAACGGACAGTACAATAACAGAGCTTATTCGTGTTAAAAAGTTATGCTATACTGAATATGAATTGACATATTGATGAAAATGAGAGAAATCTCCAGAGATATAGATAAAAAGCTATATGATAAAAACAGATAGAACTCAGGAAATTTTGATGGAGACCAATATGCTGCTTATAGATATACAGAAGGCAGATTACATAAAAATGCAATGGAATTATTAAGTGGTCTTGAAGAAAAATGTGTTCCATTTCACCCCAATTTTAGCGAAACAACAGAAGAACCAGAGGTATTACCTGGTTTATTACCTAATTTGCTTGTAAACGGCTCATACGGCATTGCAGTTGGCTATACAACCAATTTCCCGTCACACAACCTTTCAGAGGTTATAGACGGTATTATAAAGGTTATACAGAACCCTGATGCTACATTAAAAGATATAATGAAATATATAAAAGCACCTGATTTTCCTTTAGGTAGTCTTTTAGTAGATGATGGTAATATTGAAAAATTATATACAGAAGGTAAGGCAAGTTTAACATTCTTATCTAAGTATACTATTGAAGAAAATTCTGAAAACAAGAATCCACAAATAATTTTTCACGAAATACCACCTACTGTTAATAAGCCTAAACTTGTTGAAAAAATATATGAAGTCTGTATAGATAAAAAACAAGTACCGAGAGTTGTTGATATAAGAGATGAATCAAATGGCGAAGCAGGTATTAGAATTGTAGTTGAATTACATAAAACAGCAATAGTAGATATTGTTTTATCTGAATTATTTAAAAGAACAGACTTAAAGAAATCTAATTCATATATTTTAAGATGTATTGATGATAAAATACCAAAGGTTTTATCTTTAAAAGAAATAATTGAAAAGTACATTGAATTTCACAAAGAAGTATATATTAGTAAATATACTAATATGTTAGCTAAAGTAAACAAGAAACTTCATATTCAAGAGGGTTATAAAAAGATTTTAACTAATATTGATAAAGCAATTGATATTATTAGAAAATCTGATGATGATAAGGTCGCTAAAGTTAAATTAAAAGATGAATTTGATTTAACGGATGAGCAGGCAGAAGTAATTCTTGATATGAAATTAAGAAATATTACTAAGTTAGCTTCTAAAGATATTGATACGACTATTCAAGAGTATAAAGATAAAATTGCTACTTATACAGATATTATTTCAAATGATAATTCTTTAAATAATGTTTTAATAAATGATTTAAAAGATTTAAAGAAACGCCTTGGTGATAACAGAAAAACAGAAATAGTCCATGATGTTGCTACTCAAATAGTTCAGAGTGTTGAAAAAGATGTAATGTTAGTCTTAACTAATAAGAATAATATCAAACATTATGAAGTAGATACTTATGAAGAAATGATATTAAAAGGTTATAAGGAGAAATCTGAAATATTCTTACAGTCTGTTAAAATAAATACTAATGATAAAGTATTATTGATTTTAAATAATTGTAAATATATTTGTTTAGAATTTAACGATTTATTAGGTAATATAAGTTCATTAATAGATAAGCAGACAATTAAAACCATTATTCCTTTAACAGAGAATAATATGAAAAAAATTATCTTTGTTATGACGAAGAAAGGCTTAATTAAAAAATGCTTTGTTGAAAAGATTAAATATAAGAAGAAGTCAGCTCCTCTTATGGAAATTGACGAAGAAGATAATGTAATAAAGGTTGATTTAATAGATAATAATGAAAATAATGTTATTACTGTTGCTTCACAAGATGGTTTAATACATAGATTCTTTGTTAATTCATTTAAAGAAACATCAGCAGGCGGTAAAGGATTAAGTAGTATGTCATTACAAGATAGTAATATAGTTGATTTTATTATTTCTGATAAAAGTAATGATGAGAATAATCAATTAATTATTTATGCTATAAATGAAAATAATTATATGATTAAGAAAATACCTTTAAAAGAGTTTTTAGTTAAAGGTAGGATAGCAAAAGGCGTTAAATCTATAAACTTTACTACAAAAAGTCCTGGCGAGATATATAAAATATTTATTACTGATAAAGATTTTTCAATCATAAATAATAAGGGGATATTACAAGAAATAAAATTAAATAGTATAAAAGAAAACACTAAAGCAACCAAGGGTGAAAATATAGATTATGATGTTTTATATATAAAATAATTATCTAAGAGAAAAGTTTAACCGCTTTTCTCTTTTTTATTATGTTATAAGAAAAACATAGGAGATGGGTAGTTTTGGGATATGTATATCGCTATACAGACTTAGAAGATAATATAATCAAATACGTGGGGATTGTATGGTCTGAAAATAGAAGCTTATATCAAAGAATAAAAGAACATAACAATGAAAAATGGTGCGTTGGTAAAAAATGGAAAATAGAGTATCTTGAAGAAGGAATAAAAACAAGAACAGATGCTGAATATATGGAAGCTCATTATATTTCTTTATATAAAACTTATGAATATTTCAATATTAAAAAAGCAAATTGGGGAATTAGTAGTTTTATCCCAATTAGAGATGACTGGCAGTTATATGATTTTAAGAAACAAGAAGAAATAATAACTTTAAAACAAACAAATATAATTTTGCAAAAGAAATTAGAACAATTAACAAAAGAGAATAATACATTAAAAAATACATTTGATTTAAATATGAAATTGATGAAAGAATTAGAGGAATTAAAAAGAGAAAATACTTGTTTGAAATTAAAAGAAAATCAAATAAAAGAAGTTATACAAGAACCAACAACTCAACAGGATTATACGTTTACAAAGTATAAGGAAAAAGGATATGTTCCTGACTTTATTTTAAATAAAACTTTTTATAAAAATATTTCTAAAAAGAATAAAAGTAATAATAACACAAAGAAAGATTACAACAATCCTAATGGATATTTTTATAAGAAAAAATCAAAGTTCAACAATAGCGTTTCCATACCATGTAAGTTGCTTTTGTATATAAATGGAAAAAAGAAAGAATATATGATTTTCGATTCTTTAAAAAAGTGTGCTGAATTTTGTGGACTTCATAGTTATGATGTTGTAAAATCAATGGAGTATCAAGAATATAGAACATTTTTTTATTGGAAAGAAAGTGAAAATTATTCTTACTTTGAACCATTATTTCCTAGAGAAGAAAAGTTTTTAGAAAATTATGAAGTATTAATTAGGGTAAGTGGTATAACTCCATTAACGCAAAGTGGAAAGGAATATTTTGAAAACAAATATTATAAACGATGTTATTAATATTTTTTAGACTCACGAATTAAGATTTTGTGAGCCTTTTTATTATATAAGCAACATTTTATATATATTTTTTCATAAGAAGGAAGGTGTTATTTGTTATGATAGAAAAATATAAAACAATTGATGATATTTTAAATAATTGTCCTAAGAATCAAACCATTTTAGATAATTATATAAGAGCATATTCAATTATAAACAATCCTAATTATAAAAATATTGTTTGTTCTATATCAGGTGGTAGTGACAGCGATATTGTTTTAGATATTTGTTATAGATGTGATATAGATAATAAAATAACTTATGTGTGGTTTGATACTGGGCTAGAATATCAAGCGACAAAAGACCATTTTAAATATTTAGAAGATAAATATAATATAGAAATAAAAATTCATAAACCTAAAAAATCTATTCCACTTGCTTGTAAAAAATACGGACAACCATTTATAAGCAAACAAGTTAGTGAATATATGCAGAGATTGCAAAAACACGGATTTAAATGGGAAGATAAATCATTTGATGAATTATATGAAGAATATCCAAATTGTAAAATGGCACTAATGTGGTGGTGCAATATGAAACAATATAAATCATTCAACATTTCTTGGAATAAATATTTAAAAGAATTTTTAATAGAAAATCCACCAACATTTCAAATATCAAATCTTTGTTGTACTCACGCTAAGAAAAATGTAATTCATAAATTAATAAAGGATTTAAATTATGATTTAAGTATTATAGGTGTAAGAAAAGCAGAAGGTGGAGCGAGAGCTGTTGCATATAAAAATTGTTTTGATGAAAATCCTGATGGTTGTGATAACTACCGACCTGTATTTTGGTATACCAATAAAGATAAAGAAGAATACAATGATTTTTTTGAAATTACACTTAGTGATTGTTATTTGAAATATGGATTACGAAGAACAGGTTGTTGTGGTTGTAGTTATGCAAAAGATTTTGAAGCTGAATTAGAAATAATTCAAAAATATGAACCTAAACTATATAAAGCTGTAAATAATATCTTTAAAGACGCTTATGATTATACAAGAAAATATAAAGAGTTTGTAAAGAAGAAAAATGAAGAAAATGAGAAAGAATAAAATTTTTAAGATATAAAAAATATAAAAAAGAAAGGTGGTATACATAAAAATGATTATAAATAGAGTTTGGTCAATGCCTAACAGCAAAACTTTTTCAATAAAGCCTATTAAAGAGATTATAGATAAATACGCATTTGGTAAAATTATAGACCCTTTCGCTAATGATAGTAAAATTGCAACTATTACTAATGATTTAGATATATCTCACGATACTGATTATCATTTAGATGCTACTGATTTTTTAAAGATATTTGAAGATAATTCTATTGATACAGTATTATATGACACACCTTATTCTCCACGGCAGGTTTCTGAATGTTATAAAAAATTAGGACAAACAGTAAATATGCAAACAACACAAGCTTCTTACTGGTCACTTCAAAAAGAGCAAATAGGAAGAATAGTAAAACAAAATGGTATAGTGATAACTTGTTGTTGGAACTCTGGCGGCATTGGTAAAAAATATGGTTTTGAAATAGAAGAAATTTTGTTAGTACCACATGGCGGTTGGCATAATGATACGATTGTAACAGTAGAAAGGAAAAAGTAGAGGTAATATATGGCTAAGATAGAGAACGATAAATATTATACACCTGATGATTTAGCAAAATACTGTGTAGAAAAAGCAAATGAAATAATAGGTGTTGATAATATAATTAGTTATATAGAACCGTCAGCAGGTGCAGGAGCGTTTATTAAATATTTTAATAAAGATTATTTAGCAATAGATATTCTTCCTGAACACGAAAGAGTTATTGAACAAGATTTTTTAATTTTAAATTTTTCTTACAAGAAAGGTAGAATGATAATAGGCAATCCTCCGTATGGTAGAAATATGTCTTTAGCTCAAAAATTCTATAAGAAATCAATAGAGCTTGCAGATTATATAGCCTTTATATTACCTATTTCACAATTAAACAATACTAATTCTTTATATGAATTTGATTTGATTTATAGTGAGGATTTGGGAATAAGAACATATTCAAATATTGATTTACATTGTTGCTTTAATGTTTACAAAAGACCTGAAAATGGTTTAAATAAAAAGAAAAGTAGTAAATTAAAAGATATAACTATTTATAGACAAGATAAAAAAGGTTATGAAGATTTAGATTTCGATATAAGAATGTGTTATTGGGGAAATGGTTGTGCAGGTAAGATACTAAAAGATAACGAACATTATTCTGCGGAGTATAAAATAAAAATAAATAATGATAAATTAAAAAAAGAAATAATAAATACTTTAAGTAATTTTGATTGGAAAAGTTATTTAAATTGTATTGCTGCGAGAAAGATACAGCAGTTTCATATTATAGATGTTTTAAAAAATAATATACCTGAAATAAAATAAGAGGCTTAAATGCCTCTTTTTATATGTAAGTTTTTAAATGTTAATGCTTAACAATTGTTGTTATTTTTTAATACAGTAATATTGATACAAAAGTACTGTATGCCTACAATCACAAGTTGTAACCATTTACTTTCAAATATATTAACATCAATACCTTCTTTTATCCAAGTTATGTATTCTTTTAAAGTATTTACTTTCCAATATGTTAGTATCAATACTATTTTTGAATATCATAAATCGATTTGTAATAAGAATATTTACTTTCCAATATGTTAGTATCAATACCCGTTTAGTATACAGTAGTATATTTTATTGATATTTCAAGTATCAAATCTGTCTACCTCCATTGAAAAGTTATTTTCAAACATTATTTTTTATTCATCATTTACTTTATTCTCACAAAAACATAAGTAAATAAAGTGTTTTCAAACTTTCTGTCTATCTCTTAGTAATTTTACATTATTATACATCGACAGAATTTAAAAAACTAAAAAATAAAAAGTATTTATACTATAATATTGAATTTGGTGAGTGGTGGGCTTCTTAGGTCAAAGCGGTGCAAGTCTTAAAGTTCTATCGCAAGTATTGAACGATATGT